TTCTCTACAAATTTTTCTCTTGACTTTTGGGAGGAAGGGGAGTAAGAGGGGATGGTGGGGCTGGCTTCCTATAGCTACCTACCTGCACAAATTGAAAATGAATTTTCCCTTTGGAGTCCAACTGCATCTGCACAGATTGAAAATGAAAAAGCTCTTTGGAGTTGACCTGCACAATTCTAAAATGATTTTTCTCTTTGGAGTTCAGAAATTGCTGTACAGATTTCTCTATAGCACTACACCTGCACGTTTTTGAAATGAAAAAGCCCTCCTTACCTTGCTGAATGCTTGAGTAAGAAAGGCTTAAAGCTATTGTGAGTATTACTACAGAGCTATCTAGTTACGTGCTTCTACAAACTTAATCACTTCACAGGAAAGTGCTTCCTCAGCATCTTTGTCGTTGCTTGCAAGGATATACACATTAGCATCATCACCAAATGTTACACCTCTCATACAATGCCCTGCCAACGGGTGGGTAACTAGAGCGTTACTTAGAGAATACTTCTCAACCGGAGGGTTACTTTTATGTACCTTCCCTTTACGCTTCACCCACAGGGTAACTACATCTTCTTCAACCTTTGCAACACCATCGAAGAATTGTGGTTCACTGTGATTCTCCCAACCAGACTTAGGATTAGTCAGTTCCTTGAACATCTTATCTTCATAGATGTACATGTAAACATCAACATCCTTCATGGTCTGGTTAATGATAGATAGCACAGCCATACCATCAAGACCACCAATCCCTGCACCTATCATTGGTAAGCCAACCTTCTTAAGCTGATTGACTTTGCAGTAGTTGTTTAGTCGCTCTAAAGCAGCCTCTAAAGCATTGTAACGGGCATCTTTACCAGTAACTAACTGAGTGTATAGGTTAGCAATACGACCCTGCTTAAAACGCGCTACACTAAGATTTCCAAGCATTAAAGCTACTGGTTTGTGGTCTTTACCAAACAGGTTGTAGACTTCTTGGTCAGTCTCATAAGCTTTTGGGTAACGTTTTGCAATTGTTGCTGCAATCCCTGCACCCATAAGATTCATGCAGTTGCAACCGTGACCAATAATATCAAACTTCTGATTGTCAAAAGCTTCAAAGATATCCCCTTTGATAATTTTTACAATACCCATATTAATAATGCTCCCAACGTTGCATGTCTTCGGATGGTTTTACACGGTTACCTTCATGGTCTACGTATAATGCACCACAACCTTCACAGATAACTGGCATAGCTGAACCAGCTTCAAATTCTTCTTTGGTGAAGAGACCTTTCAAGTCTCCTGTATCAACACCAAAGTGTTCTATTGCACACTTCTTGCAGAAATCAGCCATTTGAAACTACCTCTTGGAAGAAAATTCTACCATCAGAAGCCCAAGCCCTTTTATAAACCTCTAGAGTGTGTTGTGATATATAATTTGAATCTAAGTAATGTTTAAAGTTACCACTCTTAAAATCACGATGTAATAGTGGATTCATAAATGGAATAACCCTATCCTTATGGATAATGATTGCACCACCTAAAACTTCACGAGTTTCTTTACTACGAACTAGTATTGCTTTCATACATCACCTTTTCAGTTAGTTGGTACAACTCTACATGTTCAATACCAACAATGTCAATGCCAATTTTAGCATATCGTTCTTTAACATCATCAGCGTTCATAAACACAAGACACCAATGATTACTCACAGATTCTTCAAGCTTATGTACACAATCTTGGAAGGTCTTTGTATCACCTCTTGTGCCTACTAAAGCAACCACACCATACAAAAACTCTCCATTACCATATGTAACTTGGGCTACACCAATATCTTTCTCATTATCTGAGAAGACAGCTACAAATGTTTTACCATCAATTACCATAATCAATCATCCTCTCACAAAAAACTTCACCCTTTCATAACGTTTTGGGTTTGTAAAGTTGAAAAAGAAATCTTTACAGTTTGAATGACCTTTCTTTTTAACTCCACAAAACTTTTGCTGATATGTTTTCTTCTTAAACTTCAAATTGCAGCATGGACAAATGATTTCATCACCAACTTTTGCAGATTCATTAATGAAGTATCTTATTACACAAATCTTCATCCTTTGTTCCATGCTGTACCCAACATTCATGAGATTATTTTGGTGAATCAGGTACAAAGGCTTGCTAGGGAAGTCTTCTTGATTGTACTCTTTATAGGCTTGTGAAGAACCCCTGAGTAGTTCTCTAAATTCCTGTCTTAACCCTTGCAACTCAGCCCAACGGTCTGCATCATCTGCACAATCACCCATTTGTTACAACCTCTCTAATTTGTTGTAAGATTGCTTCTGAAGATTCTTCCCAGAAAGTTAAACCATCGATTGAACCTTGACAGCTTTCTCCAGCTACATTGTAGCGAGTATCACCATACTCTTTAATTAGTTCAAGCAGCTTTTGCTTATCCATGTTATTTCCTAGTCTTTAACGTTGCGTAGATTTCTTTAGAATCTTCACCGAAGAAGATGTAGTGATTCTCGTTGATTTCTGGATGGTTGTCAACACGAATCTTACACTCTCTTCCAACATGTTTAAGCTGTGCTGTGATACCCTGAATAAACAGGTGACACATTACATCATCCATGATAGTTGGTAAAAAATCAATTCTCATATAAGTGTTACTTGGTCTTGGAAGAAGTAAGTAACCTTCTACATAAAACGTTTCACTCTTTTCTGTCATTGCTGCTTATTCCCTAACAAAATCATATCAATCAAATTGTTTGCCTTGATAGTACATTCATAGAATCCATCACGGTAAAACTCCATAGCACTAGCAAGGTCTTCACCTTTAGTACCCTTGACAGTGTACCTAGTCTCTTCCTGAGTGTACTTGTCACTCTCACTTACTTGGGAGTTTTTGAAGGTATTGTTCACTTTGTAGGTTGAACACCCTGACATAAGGCTCAGTAGCACAAATATTATAAAACTCTGTCTTAGTTTTTTCATAGGTCAATACCTCTTTTGTGTGTTTGTTTTTAGCAAGCACATCTTTCAAATCATTTTTGTAATTAGCGCTAAGATTTGCTAAACCTTCTTGGTAAGCATCCTTAGCAACACTAACAAGCTTCTGATTAGTCAACTCTTTCTCGTTAACTTGGCTAGTCTTGTAAGTATAGCCACCCCAAGCACCTACACCTAACAAAAACATGATTACAAAAGCTGCTTGACAAAATTCTTTGAATGTCATTTGTCAATCTCCTAGACTATTATAAGATAAAAGGCCAAAAAGCAGGGCAAAGCATAAGTATAATACCTACCCCTACTATGAGCATTACCAATGATGGTATTATCTTGATAACTTTAATCATAATGTACCCCTTACATAAACGAAAAAGGCTCCTTCTGGAGCCTGTGTACTACTCTTGGCTGAAGTAGTTGACAAGTGAAATTACTTGATTCATCAATAGCTTGTCAGCCTGTGCTCCACGACCAGCTTGCAATGCTAGTTGGTATGCCTCTGTAACATATTTGTTAGACATACCTTCGCAGTAGTCATTATAGTCCTCCCAGAAGGAGAATGCAGCATCACCATATAGCCGTAATGTAATTAGCATTGCTGCACGAATACCAGAGGAATACTTACGTTTTGCGTTTACTACACCTTTGAGCTGTACTTCAAGAGAGTCAATTTGCTCCATCTCATTTTTAAAGTCATCAAGGTGATTGACTGTTTCAGTGTTAGAAACCTGTTGCACCCCATAGTATGCAGCAACATACTTAATAGCAGTAGCCCAAGATGCTTTCATCAACTCTGACTTTGGATTGAAGGAAATCATCTTCATGTTTCCGTAATAGACTTCTGAAGGTTTCTCTCTTGCTAACTCAGAGTCAAAGTGAGTGTACAAATCTGTAACATCTAGTATAGAGTTTACATGGTATATAACTGCAATCAATCCTTCTGGTCGTGTAAGGTTCCCAACTTTCCATGCCTCTCTGCGTGAGTGGCCGTCAATAATAAACAGTGAACTACCGAATTTAGCAATATGGACAACTGTTTGGTCTGGTGATACATCACCATTAAGGTGTTTGCTCTTAAGTCGTTTTAATGTATTTCGTTGACGTGGATTTTCCTTGTAGCGTTTCTCATTAATAAAGTCTTCTACGCTGATAATCTTAGTCTGCATTTTAACAATCTTACCGTTTAGAGCTACATTTACACTGTTTGTCATGGTTTGATACCTTAGTTATGAATAATTACTTCGCTAACACCCTTGCTTCTCTGTGCATGTATTGTGTATGAATGGCTAACCTCTGTCAAGTTAAAATTTTCAGGGATTAAGTTTGTCCATCCATCCCACTGAGAGTTTGACATCAAAACTTTAGAACCTAACTCTCCCCAAGAAATCATATTTTCACATAGTTTTACAGACATTTCAATGTCAAACTTTGCACCATATTTCTGGTTGGTGTTGATATATGGGGGGTCACAGTAAATAACTGTACCTTCTCCATGTTTTATGTCAACCATATCATAAGGCTCACTACTTAGTATCACCCTTTTATCGGTGATAAAACTGTAGAACTCGGATAGTGACTCTTTAGTTTTTGTAAAGAAAATCTCTTCTTCCAGCAAATACCCACAAGGTGTTGCGTAGTGACCTTTCATTTCTTTAGTGGTCTGCCATACACCACCAAAACTTAGTTTTTGAAGGAAAAATTGTCTTGCATAGTACCTATAGTCATATATACCTGTTTCACCAAGTGAAAGGAGTTCCTCCCTTACACTGTAATACATTTTATAGCGTAAACGTTTATGTCGCTGACCTTTCACAGCATATTCTTCCTGCATAGGTAATGCTAAGTACCTCTTTGACAAGCACTCAAATTCTTCCATGAAGTTTTCATAGTCATTTCTGAAAGTTGTGTAAAGACCTATAATGTGTTTGTTTATCTCATTAATAAATATTTTTGCTTCTGGGTATCTGTTATAAGCCCAAATAGCGACTGAACCTCCACCTGAAAACAAATCATAGAAGTTTTTACAGTGGCTTGGAAAAACATTTAAACGCTCATACTCTCTTAGTATTCTTGTTTTACCACCAAGATATTTGAACATTGGCTTCATTAGTACTCCTTGAAATTTAAAAAGGCTCCCGAAGGAGCCTATATAGTAACCTTAACCGAGGACTTTAGCAAGGACATTTGCAGCCATCGTTGACGCTTTTGCAGCAGCAGAAACGCCAGCCTTGATAGTACTATCCTTGATAGCCGATACCGTTGCAGCATCGGTAAAGAGATACGTGGTAGTCTTAGCACCACTTGTAAAGGAAAGCATAAGAGCAGTTTCCAGATTGAAAGAACGGTACGGAGCACCAGACTTTACAATACCTTCAGCACCCAACTCTGAAGCCATACCCATATCATAGATAGTCATCAGGTTTTCTTTATGTGCCGTGGTTGAACCAACACCTTTGACATGCTTAGTAACGTTAAGCATTGCACGATATTCACGGATTTCTCCGTCAGCTTTGACGTTTACTGCACGAAATATTTTACCATCAAAGTTTTCCTTGATGATGTTACGTACAACCTGTGATTTGTTACCAGTTGCATCAATTGCTACAGTGATAATGTTTTGCATGATTTCTCTCTCTTAGTGTTTAACAATCATTGTTTTAATATGTGGAAGGATTCTGTTAACCTTCTGCACATTCCTTACTGTATCTTCTATAAAGCATTCTACGTCATAGTATGGGAGAATGCAAGACTGAATCATACGAACTTTCAAACTTTCTGCACTCATCTTATTGCATCCAAATCCTCGCATAAATAGTGAGTACATGCTGTCAAGATGTTCGTTTAAAAACAACTCAGTAGGGATTCTTTGTGAATCACCACGAGCAGTTAATACACCAATATCAGCATTCTTTGAGATAGCTCTCAGGATGTTAAACACATAAGTAGCTTCTGCATGAACAGAATCAACCAGATTGGTGTACTGTGATTTAGTACCATCTTGCAAGTAAGTTGCATTCAGTGACTTATCAAATCGTGTTAGCACACCGTCAATATCAGTGAGTACCATCTTACGTTTAATGTCAAATTCTTTTGCGACAAGTATCAAACTATCACGCTTTACAGATACGACCTTTCCAGTGGTCACATCTATACAACAGACAAAAGCTTTTGGTGAATGGAACTCTTCAAATTCACACTCAACAATCCTTGCAGTATCTGCAAAATCTTCCTTCATCCAGTCTGTCCAGCTTGCTGCACTAAGACCTAAGTCAAGTGGTTGAATATCATAAGCATGACACAGGACGCTATCAGATTGACTTAATACGTTCATGTTTTACCTTTTGAATGTTTGTTGCAAACTCACATTGAGCAAGCACTTGCATGTTATTATACACATCTTTAGAGTACTGTCTAGCTTTTGGAATACTGTAGTTATACCCTGCATTGTAAGAGGCTAATACCTTCTTAAGAGACTTCTTTCCTTTTGGTGTACCATGTACCTTAGTCCAGAATTCAAGCTCTTTGTGAGTCTCCTGTGCAGCATATTGAAAGTCTCTGATAAGCTTCTTCCTAGCTACATTAGGGTTAACTTTGTTACGCTTTACAACAGTCTTCAAGTGATTCTGGAAGATGCCATAATCATGTGTCTTTCTATTTTCTAGGTTAAGACCTAACTCTGACTCTTGTAAGGCTATAGCTGCAAGTGTAACACCCCAACCTTTTCCCATTTTGTTTTCGCCATAGTTGTAAGCTTTAAGCATGTTTACTTTCTGGCTGATAGTTAACTCAGGGCAGTCAGTTGCCACAGCTACTTGTGCTGTAAAAAGTAAGCACAAACCTAAAATGAATTTCTTCATTGGTTCTCCTATTTTATTAAACATAGGGGTAATTATACACTATTCTGCACAAATCACAAATAAAAAAGGCTGCCGAAGCAGCCCTTTTAAGAATTTACTGATTAGATTTCACGGTTGCGCTTAGAAATCAATTCACCAGCAGTACCGACAACAACATGGAGTGCTTCTTTACCATCCCACTCTTTCACAACTTCACGACGACCATTTACAATTGCTGCTACTTCATAGCGTGAAGCTCGCATTTTCATATCTTGGTAGTCAGTTGGTACTGAAACAACATCTCGTGGGTGAACACGTACTTTCAGAATCGTATCACCTGAGAAGCTTGTTACATAATCCCAAGCACCAACATGCAGTCCTTGTGAACAAGTTACGTTACGGTTGTTATCAACCATCCAACGAGGCATCTCTACAATGTTACCCAAATCATTAGGTACTTTGCAGGTGCGAGAGTCAAACAACTTACCATTACGGCTAGTGACTTTCTTCCAACCGATGATATAACCTTCTTCGTCAATCTCTACGTCCAGATGTGATACGAAGCCCCACAGTTGTTCTACAGAGTCTTTTGATGGGTTTTCCATCAGTTTTTCGAAGAACGCTACCAGACGGGTAAATCCTGCATCGCCATTCTTCATCATATCCAGAATACGGTCAACCAGAGTAGAACGCATTTGGACAGCACCGTAGTACAGATTGTCACCTTTGATTGTGATAGCACCCTGAGTAAAGTTTTCGATAGCTTTACGAATATTCATCAATTCAAAAGCTTTCTTGTACTCACCTGCTACAACTGCCAATTTGATTTCTGTGAAGTTTGGATGAGTTGATTCAACAATCTCAGATTCTGCACCAAACGTCATAATAACAGAGTCTCCAGTAATCATGTACTCAATTTGAGTATTACTCTGCATTGCCTCATGCAGTGCGTTTACTGGTTCTGTTTTAACAGCCTTTTCAACTGCTTTAGCAACTTTGGTAGGTTTTGCTACAGAAGCTTTTTTAGCTTTCTTAGCAGTCTTTGCAAGACCCTTCAGAGTTTTAACAGGTTTTGAATCTCCCTTCTTACCAGCCAGAACTGCTTCATGACGCTCAACAGCACGACCTACAGAACGAGTTGAAGTGTTGTACTTCATTGCAATTGCAGTCTTGGTCAGTTTACCTTCCTGAACCAGTGCATAGATTTCTGCATCAATTTGTGCTTTAGTCTTAGTAGTCATTTTAAATATCTCTCTTTGTTGTTTAAAAGTTTGTGTTTCGTATTCTAAGGGGCTTTTCAGCCCCAGTCAAGCTTTTGTTTAGTCCCAAGCAGTTGTATCTGAAGGGATTGACCGGACTTGGTGACCTAAGAAGTTACTCACTTCAACAGGGCTTACTTTATTCCAATCAAGGTGTGAAAGCAAGAAGTTTTTTGACTTTCTTTTAGAGAAATAAACTTCAAGTTTCTTCTCCATATGGTTCTTAGCTTTCTTCAGACTCTTGTTAATTTTGCTTCCGCTCTTTGTGTGACGACGAATGTCATTTAAAACACTTGTCTCAAACATGTAAGCAATAGGTGCAGCAGTGTAGGCGATTCGACCGAATACATCCTCAATTGCTTCTTCATTCCCTTCAAGGAACATTACCTTCTCAAAGTCTTTGCTGTACACGTAGCCTTTAGAAATCTTCTTATCCTTAAAGGTGAAGTTTCTTGAGATAACATTACAGTCAAGAATGCTAGTGCCTTTACTTCCACTCATGTACTGGTGAGTGAGGTAGCGATTGTAATCAACCCAATGGCTACTGTCAATAAAATCTTTGAAAACTTGGTCACTGATTTCAATCCAATCTTCAGGTACTTTCTTCCAGTTAGCCTTACGGAAGACATACACAGGTTGTCCAATAAGTTGAGCAGTCAGTTTTGCTGCTGTCTCTGGGGAACAACTGAAGATATCACCCACAACAGTGTCACTTTGTGCCTTGATGTAATATTGTGGTTCTTCAATATCATCAAAGTTCTCTTTCACTTCTGTATAGGCAATCCGTGGTGTACTGTCCATGAATGCTTTATACAGCTTAACAACACCACGTACAACGGTACGCTTAACATAGTGGTGCTCTTTAGAAGACATTGTGACAATATTAAGCAAGCTCTTATCCAGCATATGAAGCTTGATAAAGTCATCCAATTGTTCTTCAGAACTAAACATGAAAACTATACCATTGTAGCGACGGAACATAGGTTCTTCAAGTTCACGGTCACGGCAAGCTCCACGGATAATCTGATTCTTACCAGTTGTCTTCTCAGTACCGTTTTTGTTTCGACGGTCATTAATCATAAACATGTAGTTATACAGCTTATCTTTGCTCATACCACTGAAGATATTGAACATTGAAGAGTCTTGTGTATAAGTGGCTGAAGTTGCACGAATACGGTTCTCAAGACTACTAAACTTATAATAAGCTACTGGTTCATACAGGTTCCCAATGTTAGGAATCTTATTACCATCTTTGTCAAGCATGAAATCACCTGCATCATTCTTAATAAATGACGGTGAACCATCTGCTTCAGTTAACTGACCACGACGAATACTGTTAAGTTTTCTGTCAAGTTCTGCTAAGTTCTGACCATTCCACTCAAGCTTGTTTTGAACGTGCATGAAGATTTCACGAGAATCTTTAAACATGTCACTGTAAGCTTGTGCAGCATCAAGCAAAGTTGGCTTATCAGCAACAGCCTTGATAACATCTGCAACAATAGTCTCTGTGATACGGTTAACAGCATCAATAATCTTCTGCTTAGTTGCCTCATTCATCTGTAGTGCTTCACGAGATGCAGCAATAGCTACTGAACCGATTGGCATATAGATGTTAACAAGGTCTACTGCATTCCTGAAGAACTGTGGAACAGCATCTGCATAGTTACCTTCGAACAAAGTTGGTACATCAACAGGGTATGCAATATTACCCATGACCACATTAAAGTTAACTACGTTATTGCTTGAACGCCAGTTCTCTTTGTACTTCATAGCATCGTAGACATTTGCTTCACGAGAGATTGAAGTCATCTCTGCAAGGATATCACGATACTCAATGTTACACTCTGGTTTTACTTTGAAGTAAGAGAACACGTTACTTGCTTCATCTGCAAACTTACTGATACGTTGGTCAGAAACTGCCACACGTACAGCTAAACCGTTTGGTTCAACAGTAGGGTTAGTTGTCAGTTTAGTAACCCTTGGAATACCATTTTCCAGATATACAGAGTATTTGTTTACAACACCATCTACATAGCTTGACACAGTAAATGATTGAGCAATTGCAAATGGTGACTTTGAACCGATACCCATTGCACCAATATAATCGTTGGAATCATTCTTTGTTGATTCTCCGTAGTTGAGATACAGAGACATAACTTTATCGTGTGTTAAACCAGTTCCAAAATCTCGTACTTCAAAGTAAGGCTCAAAACGAGTTGGTAAGTGAACCCTGAATGGTTTATCTGAATTACCAGCCTCTACATGAGCATCTACAGCATTACAGGAAAGCTCACGAATTACAGCACGTTCCTTATGTGTGTATACACCAGAACTCAGAAGACTAAACATCTCAGGAGTCATGGTAATCGATGCTTGAGCAGTCTCTAACGTGGTTGAACTCTTAATTACTTCTGCGTGGTCATTTACCATGCGCATAACTATATTCCTCTATGTTGTTTTGGTTAAGAGACTATACAGAAAACTGTATAGCCATGTCAAATTATTTTTTAAATTTCTTTCCAGAACCGTTGCAGTAGGGGCAGCAATGCCCCATACCTGCTACACCAGTCCCTTCACACTCTTCACATGGTTCTGTTTCTGCAAAGTACCTGCATAATAGCACTGCAATTGCAACTATACAACCAAGTGATAAGACAATCTCTAACCAATAACCTTGCATACCTTTTCCCCTACAGTTTTAAACAGGATAAAACTTCTGTCATGAACGATACTTGAAGAGACTGCAAAATTATCTTCAAGGATTCTTTTGTTCGGATTGTAGAAGTGCTCACAGAACAGGTCAAGTGCTTCTTGATGGTTTTGTGGCAGACCTTTGATGTAAACCTTCAAAGTAATCGTTGTATGAATCTCAGAAGCAAGTTGAGTCTGTGCTTCCTGCATAATCTTAGTAATGAACTTGTGACCATCTTCAGTACGTTTGATGTTTTCCCAGCGTTCTTCTAAGATAATGTTGATATTCATTTGCTTAATTTTCATAGCTAATAACCCCTTTGCAAACTTTACGAAACTCTCTACGAAGCTTTCTAACCTGACGTTTAGTTGGTTTTACAGGGAACTTGTAGTCCATTACAAAGACTTGCCTATCCTCTTTGTAATCTTCTGAAAACCATAACTGCCAAGCTGCTGCTGGAGACCAACCAAAGAATCCAGTGCTGTCTGTGTAAAATAAATCTGTATTAAATCTCATAACATTCTCCAGAAATTAAAAAGGCTCCCGTAGGAGCCTCTTATAATACTTACTTAAATCTGGTTGTCAATAACTTTTCGTACATCACGAAGGTTAACGTAACCATATGGTTGTGAGTCACAGAAGACAAGCTTCAGTGCGCACTGAGGGTTATCAATGACACCTTCAAACTCTGCAAAACCTAAGCCGTCTACAGCTTCCAGTTTATCACCGTCCCACATTGGAACTACACCACCAAATGCAGACTTCTTCAGACCACTGTCAGTTTTAGGGTCTTTTGCCAGCATAATTTCTTCACCATCCATTTGAGCAAGTGTAGCCTTAACAGCAAATGCAAAGGTATCACGAGTCAGATACTGATAAGTGTAAGAACCTACGCCAAACACTACGTTAGAGCTTGCAAAACCTTTCTCAGCAAGACGCTTAAGAATCTCATCAGCACGTTCAAGAGTGATAGAATCTCCGTAGATTAAGCCAATATGCTCATCCAGTACTTTGTAACCTTTGCTGTTTACGTGGCCTCCAAAGATGTTGTACAGAGTTTTGATAGCTCCGTCAATCTCTGCTGTCAGCATACGCTTAACAGTAAACTGTCCAGTCTTTTGAGCGGCAATCAGGTTAACTGTATCAGCATGGTCAAAGTCTTCTTTGTCAACTGTCATCTCATAGCCTTCTGAGACTAACCAAGCAGCAAAGCCAAAGCCCATATCACCCATCTCACAATTTAAGATTGCATCATGCAGATGAGTATTATCAGGTGCAAGACTCTTCATATGCTTATAGAACATTGACTTAGCAGTTTCCCACTCAATAGCTTTGTAGCCAGTTACAATGTGAACAGGGTCTCCAGAGTCTGGACGGATAACCAACTTACCATCACGGTTCAGGATGACTTCGCGTAATTCTGGTAGAATCTGTGTAACAGTACGCCAGAAGTTATAAGTATCTGAAACAACACTTGCAATACCAGTTGGATAAACATCAACTAACAGACGTTTGAAAGTGTCTACCTCGCCACGCCAACGCATTGCATCTAGCAGGTTATCAGATTGCATAAGATGCCAATCACTAACTTCTTTAGATGTACTATTCCATGAAATGTTTGCACACATCACAGAGTGTTCAGTTGCTGGTACAGAGTTGCCAATATCACTGATTGTCATAAACTGACCATAAGCACGTTTAGCAGTATACACAGCAGGGAAGCTGTCAGTACCTTTAAAGCTGGTCAAGTGACCTACAGCATTAAAAGCATCATCTGTGAAGCCAGACATACCACGCATTGCAAAATCATGACACTGCCAAGGTAAGTGGAAGTCATTATCACAGGTTACATCAGCCCAATTCTTACAGATACGTTTGTAGTGCAGCGCAATAGTTGCAATGGTACAAGCTTTCCAAATTTCAGCAGAGAAAGCATCTTCCAGATAACCAGCTACCCAATGGAAACCTTCAACAGTATTTTTGAAGACAATCATTGGCACACGCATTGGTACTACAATACCTTCTTCAACAGAATATACAGCAACGGGTAAGTACCCTAAATCGTGGAGTTCTTCCCAATGCTCACGACCAATAGCATCTGCACCAAGTACACCATTCATAACTTCTAAGATTTCATCAACAGCTTCTTTCTTGTCACGCTCAAAGAACGTTGCATTCCAATGGTCTACCAGATAGTCTTTTACAAAACGTTGGATACCAAAAGCAACTACACCGTCAACTTCTAAGGGGCTGTTAAACCACTTATCACCACGAGGTGTAAGGTTCAGCATCAAATACTGTGTAGCACTTGGATACTGGTAGATGTGACCTGCTTTGTAGGCATCTGCATTAAGACCTGCTGGAACTGCGTAGATTGATTTAGTCATCTTCTTATCTCTCTCAAAATGGGGCTATGCAGCCCCTTTAAAGTTTTTATTCAATGTTTGCTACAGTTACTTGTGAGTGCTTATTCAGACCACGGTCTTTAGCATCACCTAATGAGTTTGTAGTGTAGATATGGTCGATACCATTGTCAAGAAGATTTTCAACACCTTTAGAGAAAATCCCATGAGTGACACAGAGTTCTACACGTTCTGCTCCAGCTTCACGAAGATACTTTGCAGCCTCTACGAAGGTTCGACCACCATCACAGATATCATCCAGAATCATGACAGTCTTACCAGTTAAGTCTACATCGTCAAGGATTCGCATACCGGTAATTTCACCAGTTTTCAGATTACGAACCTTAGCCATTGTAATATAAGGCTTTTCAACCTCTTTAGCAGCCTCTTCAGTCTTCTTAGCTGCACCTGCATCTGGTGCTACCAAGTAATCAATACGTGGGTCACTTGCAAAGTGTGCCGCAAACTCTTTCTGAGGTATGCAATGGAAGCACTTAAACAGGTTTTCTGCGACATTGCTATGAACATCCAGAGAGCATACTGCATCAAATTCCATTGCATTCACCAGATTGGCAAACACTTTGAGTGCTGCTGCATCACCTTTAAACATGTGACGGTCATAACGGGCATTTGGTAAGAACCCGAACAGAACAGTCTTCATAGCTGAACCTTGAGGGATGAGCTTGTCAACTGCCTCTTTAGCTAAAGCTAAGGCAAACAAAGTATCTTTATCATAACCCTGCACAGTAAATATGACATTTTCAATCTTACCAGCAAAGCTTTCAGCAAATTCTACAAAGTCTTCAGAGAAGTTGCCACCAATCTCACCAGACGGAAATTGGATAATATTAAAGATTTCTTGAATGCTACCTTTAGCATTAGAACTTAGCAGAACTCGAATAGTGGTTTTCATAATATTTCTCTCAATCAAAAGTTACGTTGGTTACTGCCATTGCAGATTTACATTTTGCAGGGTCTACAGTGTGGTAAAGAACACTACAGTTTCCTGTACTATCTGGTACAGGTTTAACCCATTGCTGTTTAACATTTGGTTCTCCGAAGTCTTTGTAAGAACCATCTGTATAATGGTCTACCATTTCAAGAGCCAGTGATTCTGGGACGTGACCACGTATCATATACATTTCACAACCATTTCCACCGTCACTAACTAATGGTAAGATTTCCCATTTCTCTTTAGCCATGATAAGTTGCCCTATAAACTGTCTCAAACTTCAACAAGAGAGATATTGCCAGAACTGCATATTCCTTGTCAAGCATTGGTGGCATATTATTTTTAAGATAAGCCTTTTGTTCTTCATAGTTCATCTTAGGGGTGTCCAGAATAGTTTCTCCCTGCTTTTGGTTATCAAGCTGAGTCTGGATAAACCAGTTAGAGCAATGATGTTCACCACCCTTTGTGACGGGTTTGTGGTGGCCTAATGTAAAAGCTTGCTTGCCAGAGTATCTGCATAGTTTGTTAAGTACTGCAATAGTGTTCTTGACAACGCAGTACTCGTATAGGTTGTCTATGGTGTAGTGAGGGTAGTATCTGAAGAGTGATTTGTCACGGAAGCTTCCACGATTCCAAAGAACCATGTGATTAGAGTTTGAAGGGTCATATTTGTGGGAGTCTATAAATTCTTGACGCTCATCAAAGTCAAGACGTAGAACAGACATTGCAGCAGAACGCTTAAGGTTTGCAAGATACATGTTTTCTCCAAAATAAAAAGGGAACCTTTTACAGTTCCCTAATCATAAACTATTACTGCGAGATTTTCAACACTTTGAAGAAACCTTCTTCACCAATATTATCCAGAACGTGATGAGTAGGTTTGATATAGTTGTTAAGGCAGATAATCTTCTTAGATTTCTTGTCATAAGTTAGCTTAAGCTGCTCTAACTCTTTACGTTCATCAGAAGATTCGTTGTACATCTTTACAGCTTTCTTAAATGGGATATACTCACCACCAAAAGCTAAAAAACCTGTACCACAATAATGTGCATCATATCTATCAGCCATAAACTGGCACAAAATTGCAATCTGAATCTTACGGGTGTTATAAACCTTTTCCATGTTGGCTATCCCTTACTTGCTACGTTTACGGTTGCGAGCTTTTTTAGCTGCACGTTTAATTGCTGCTGCACCAGACTGACGGTGAGCTTGTTTCTTACCGCCTTTACCACGTCCAACGTGGATGTAAGGTTGGTTTTCAATCTGGCTTGCAAGAACCTGTGCAACTGCTGAAGCATCTACACCAACTTGCTTACCTGTCATAGAAACAATTGCTGCTGCTTTTGCCAGTGCCGCTAAGAAACCAGCTTTCATGTTACTAAAAATTCCCATTTTAATCTCTCTCATTTAAAGTTTAATACAGAACTGGTCTAGTTCTTCTTTTTCGATAACAACTTGAACATTTTCGTATGTTACATCAGTGAAAAGCATCTGTCCATCATTAAATGTACTTTCTGAATCAACGTGGAAAGTAACACTTTTAACAAGCTCTGCTAGAGCTACTAACCCACGCTCTCCAAACTTCTCATGTGTCTTTACCATCCACTCATCAAGTGAGTTGATGTTATAAGTCCACTTACCGGAGTAGTTATTCTGCTCTCCATTGACAGTCACCTTGCCAGCCATATTCTTTTCTCCACAAGTTTTGGTTGTCTGAACCACGATATGGTTTGTTCGTTTGTTTAGAAGCATCATACTTACCATCAATCACCACGTCAACATATTTCATCACTTCATGGTGGATTTTTTGATGAAGCTGGAAACCTGTCCAAAGCCAGATAGATTTCTCTGGGTAATTCTCTTTAACAGTTTTGCAGATATACGCTACAGTGTCAATGTTTCGTTCTTCTAAAGGCTCTCCACCTAACACTGACAAACCTTCTATACCATTATCTTTCAACATAGCTAAGATATCAGCCATATCAAAATTAGTAAACTCTTTACCTGCATTGAATTTCCAAGATTCTTTATTGAAGCAACCTTCACAGTGATGCTTGCAACCAGCTACAAAGATACTCACACGAGCACCTTCGCCATTAGCTGTATCAAATCCTCGAATTTCCATAAAATTCATTCTACCACCTCCACTTCAATCTTTTCATAAGACATAACATATTCTGGGCAGTGTTTGTAAATGAAGTCTTGCAAGATTTTACTATCTTGTGCAGCAGTCATCAAGGCCACATACTTAGGATTAATCTTCTGGATGTAGCTGTAGAATGAGATATCACCAATCTCAGTTCCCCAATCATCGTCCCAAGTACCTGTTATGATAATGATTTTATCAAGTAACCAATCAGGTACTACTAAGTTTTCATCCTCTTTGATTGAGTCAATTAGCTCTTGAGTGATTGTGAGTTCACTAGTGATGTAAAAGCTTGAACCACGACGATGCTCTTTCTCACACTTTCCATCATCTAACGTGCATTCTTTCAGCACTTCCATTAATGCTTTTGAGATTTTAAACATTTTAACTTTCCTCTTAAGTCACAATAAAGGAGTCCTAGAAAGAACCCTAGTAAGGTAGAACCTATGAATAAACCAATGATGTTCTCTGTCATATCTAACATCCAATAAAAAAGGTAGTGCAAGCCTATCAAGACCTACACTACCTTGTCAACTACTTACATAGATTTTCTGTCACGAATCTCAGCAATTTTTGCATCATTCATTCTTGAGGTCCCTTTAATCTTAGTCCATCCAAGGTAACCACAGACACGGTTGATAACTGAGATATCATGTGAATGACACTTAGGACACTCTTCAACATCTGCATTAGGACGGTGACCACAATTCTCACAGATTGCTAAGTCGAAGTTAACCCCTTGATAAAAGCCCTTATCCATACCCCTTGAAACAGCAGACCAAATAGCCTTAGTGTTCTCAGGGTTAGCAAGACGAATATACTGAATATGCCCTCCATTGCAAGCATGGAAGAAAGGTTCTTCTAAGTCTTGCTTTTCAAATGGTGTAATATCTGCCGCAACGTTCATGTGGAAGCTGTTTGTAAAGTACTCTTTATCAGAAACACCTTTGATAACACCAAACATATTTCTGAACTGCTTTAATTGCGTCCCACAAAGACTCTCAGCAGGTGTACCATAAAGAGCATACAAGAAGCCGTCTTCTTCTTTAAATTGCTCCAGACGCTTATTCAGATAGCTTAAAACCTGTGTTGCAATACCTTCTTTACCAGACATTGCAGATTCATGCAATCTTCCTTCTCCAGCGAGAACTGTTAGCTCATCCAGTGCAGTTACACCAAAAGAGGCTGTAAAGGATTTCACAGTTTCCCAACCAATCTTGTCAGTTGGCTTCTTATCTCCCTTGTACAGACCACCTTGCGTAAATGCAAGAGGGTTTGAACTAGCTGGCATGTTAGCAACCATTTCATAGCGTTTCTTGTGGAAGCTACGAATCATCTCAAGATACTTATCAAGCTCTTTCCAGAAGTCAAGGCCATTAACTTTTGAGTACTGGTAAATCATTGGTAAGTTTAATGAAACAGCCCCAATGTTAGCACGACCTACATAGAACTCTTCACCTGCTTCATCATAGTAAGGCGATAAGAACGCCCTGCACCCCATTGGAGAGATAACCTTACCAGAACGCTTGAAAGCATCTGCAACAGCACCATGACCAGACACACTTAAGAAGTCTGGGTACATAGCTTTTGAACAGCACTCAACAGCCTTGTTAAACAGTTGACCTTGCCAGATATCCAGAGAGTGTCTTGTTTTATCGTGGAGATATACAAGTTTAGGGAACACTACTGGTTTCTTGGCTTTACCCTGACCATTCATTCTAACGTCTAAGATAGTTTTTGCAATCGTGTATTGCAGTCGGTTATCTTCATTATCCATATCAGACTCTAGTAAACCGAATGTCAAAGTAGTGAATGCAAAGTCACCACGACTACAAGGAACAGTGTTAAGCTTCATTTCAAGGGATTGGAAGCCTTGAGTTAATTCAATCTGCAACTGATTCTTAACATACTGATACATATTCTCTTTTGGGATACCATAAGCAATAGCCATCTCTCTGTGGTATTCCTGAGATTTCTTAGCATATGGTACAAGCACTTTGTCAATCTCTGCAATGGTGAATCCACCAAATTGCTGTGCAGTTGCTGACAGAACAACGTCACCAATTACTTGTAAAGCTGACAGTACAGACTTTGGTTCACAGTATTCAATTCCTGACATTTCAAAGCCATCTTTCAAGACTTTACCAATGTCAAACAAGCAACAGTTAATACCACCAAATACCAAATCTCTCAAATCATGAATATAGATAAAACCATCTTCAATAGCATTCATTTCTTCAGGTGTCAAGTGATACTGTTTAAAAATTTCTTTAGTCAGGTATCCACGAATGATAGAACCTTTTGTAGAGATTAAGCTACTGTCAAAGTTAGCATTTTCACGGTCACCTAAGAATAGGGTATCTTTGGTCTTCTGATATAGTTCGTCCCAATTCTTAGCAACCTCTTTTCGGTAGTTCCTGTAGGTTGAGTAAGACTCATAAATCTCGTGGTTAACTTCTGCCAAAGCACCTTCAACAATACTGTGAATGTCATCTACAGAGATGAGCATAGCATTCTGATTAGCTGCCTTAACGATTAGCCTCGTAAATGCTGTTTCAAGCTGGTGGATAACTTCTACTGGAAGTTCTTTGTAGCCAACTCTATTAGCTGATTTCTTTACAGCTTCCAGAATCTTTTCAACATTTGGTTGTTCTAGTGAACCATCTTCTTTGATAACTTGTAATTTATTCATTTCTACTCCCGATATAAAAAAGGTCTCCGAAGAGACCCTTATTATAAATTATTTAAAAATCTTTTTAAATATCTTTTCAACCTTATCACTCAATCCAAGGTGGATATCTAGTATCTCAATGATTAACCATACTAGCATTATCCCAAACATAAAACCTTGTTTGAAGTCAATAAACATATTCATTGCGAAGATGATAATCAGGAGCATGACAGCATCTTCTTTAAAACCTTTGATAATTTTCTCAAGCATTGTTCACCTCAGCCATAAAATTCTGTAAAGTACCAACAGGGGTTAAATCATTGCCTTCCGTCTTCATGATGAAAGGCATTTGACGAACTGGCATCTTTGCGATATCCATCAAATCTTGAAGCTCATAATCAGTGCCTAACATACGTACCATGTGGTCTACACCACGAGCCTGAGCAAAGTTCTTCGCAGTTACACACTGAGGGCAACCATCTTTAGAATAAATTATGTAAGTCATTAAGGAACCTCTAAATATCCACTATTCAAATCATCAACTACTGTGTTCAGTAAGTATGCCCCGTTTTGTTGCTCTTGGTTAGCATTCTGCTCTTTGTCGATTTCCATCTTCTTAATCATGTATTTCAAAGGTGGTTCTTTAGGAGCTACAAAATCTCTTGGGATACCGAACATATCATACAATGGTGCAGCATTGTAGTAAACCCATTCATGCAACAATTTTGTGTTCAGGCCAACTACTGCACGACCTTCAGAGAAAATATAATATGACCATTTCTCTTCGCTTTCAACTACTTCGTCAAGAATTACTTTGATTTCTGGTAAGATTTGACGGAAAGCTTCTTGCCATTCTTCATCTTTCAAAGTCTCTTTCAATGCTTCAATATCAATCTTCGTGTGAATGATTTCATCAAGCATGATTTTCTGTACTGCTTGTGCAATACCTTGAAACTTATCTTGTGCATCAAGTGCAAAGGTACATGCAAAAGATGCCATGAAGGAGATACCTTCTAATGCAGTCACTGCAAAGAGACCTTTTAGAATCACTTTGTGGAAGTGTAAAGGGTCTTTTTCAAGCAGTGAATCACGAACATATCTTAGACGATAATTAATACCTTCATCAAGTAGTTCTTCCAGTGCTCTGTTCACAGTCTTCAATCTGTCCTGTACAGCAGCATTCTGGTTAATCTCATCAAGGATTGTCTCAGGGTTTTTGATACACTGACGTACAATCTCTGAATAAGTTAATGCGTGAAGGTTCTCAATTTCAGATTGCTTCATGATTGCCGTTGCATAGATATCATCAGAGATGAATGGTGCAAAAGCAAATGCTAAACTCTTAGCAACCTGTGTATCAGCTTCCCATTGCCACTTAAGAATCTCAAGCATTACACCAGACATAGATTCTGGTACACTCTCAAAGTCTAAGCGTGACTGCTCAAATGGGAATTCATCTTCAGACCAGTCTTGTGCCTTCTGCTGCTTATACAGTTCAAAGATTTTTGGATAGTGTTTGTTAAGTGAGTCAAAAGTTTTTCGCTCACTTCCTAAAAAGATTGGATGTGGATTAATCATTCTGGTAATTTTCCTGTTTCGTAAAATTCTCTGGCTTCTGACGCTGTTAAAACTTGCCAGCGGTTAACTTTAAACATGTCAAGAGACCTTGCATAAGTATTGCTTGGATTAAAGCAATCAATGTAACGAAGATGTTCTTTCCAAGAACCATCTGGCATTTTAACTTTCAGGTGATAGTCTGCAATATAATATAAAGACTCTCTTGGAGTATAATACAGATACAAAGCACAGTTTGGTTCCCTGTTTTTTGCATCTTGAATGAGTTCTAACATAGTTTCTCCAAAAGGGGCTTTTCAGCCCCCTGTTTAGTTAAACACCGCAACCTTCACAGTAAGCATCTTGAAGTGCTGATTTACCAACACCAATACGACTGTTCAGATAGTACATTGTCTTCATACCTACAGAGTTGGCATAAATCATGTACTTCAAAGCTTGTTCTAATGATACCTTTTTAGCTTTTGAGTAGTCAACATAGAAATCTGAAGAGATAGCTTGACCAGTGAATTTTTGAACAATTGCATAACAATCAATCATATCAAAGGTGTCAATATCCCAAGCAATTTCATAGACATACTTCAACTCTTCATAATCTGGAACGATAAACAGTACGTTACCAGTTGCAGACTTCTTGGTTAAGATGAAGTCACGAATTGGATACAAGCCATTTGTCGTATTAGTTGCCAATGAAGAACTCTCATTAGGCATATACGCTTCCAGTACAGAGTTTCTGATACCACCATTTGCCTTGATACGGTCTGCTAAGTCATCCCAATCAAAACGTAACTTTGCATCGTGCTTGCTGTCAATCTTCTTGTTAGCTGTCTTCGGTGGAACCCAACCTTCAGGGTATTTTGTATACTTCATATACTCAGGTACACCACGCTCTTGAGACAGTCTTAAAGAAGCTTCATGCAAGTAATATGAGTGCATCTCTGCAAGCTCATGTAGCTTAGTTTTACCAGCCCTTGAAGAATAACCTACGTAGTTTTTTGCAAGGTAATGAGCCACATTTGTAAGGCCAATCCCAACAGAACGACGCTTCTGAACATGGTTACGCATTGACGGGTACGGGTAATCCATAAGGTCAATAACGGAGTCAACCATTGCCAAAGCATAGTAAGCAACGTCAGCGTATTCATCTTCTGTGATTCTCCCTGCTACAAGACTAGCCAAGAAGCAAAGAGCCACTTCACCATCTTCTTTTGCTGCAATATCACTGTATAGGTCAAGTTCTTTTTCAAACCCGTAAACTGGTAAGACAATCTCCATACACAGGTTTGACATTTTCAAAGGTTCTTTGAACGGTGTATGGGTATTTGCATTGTTCGTAAAGAACGGGTACACACGACCTGTAGCATAACGCTGCTGGATAAACAGTTTAGCTACTTCACGAGCCTTAACACGTTTGTGTTTAACACCTGTGTGAACTGCGTGACCAACTGCCATTGCAAACTCATCTGCACTCGCTGTATAGAACATATCATAAAGCTTTGGAGCATCCTTATAAGAGAATAGCAACCAATCTGTATCATACTGTACACACTGCCAGAAATAATCATTTGCACCAAACGAGTAGTCCATCTCGTTAATACGTTTTGATGAAACCGTTGTAGGGTGCTTCAGACGAAGTAAGTCTTCAATCTGAGGGTCTAAGGCTGTGAAGAAGTTGTTAGCTGAACCACCACGACTCTTCTGCTTATTAGCCTCTACAGCAGCACGTACAAGCTTATAATAAGGAAGTTTCCCCATATGCTCAATAGTGTTCTGTCTGATACCATCACCAATTGTACGAGTCTCCATAAGGATACCAATACCAGCTTGCTTTGTAGTCATATCATAAGCAACCTTAGTAGCAATACCAAGTGACTCAGCAGTATCATTTGCTTTAATCAAGCAGCATGAAGCATACCCAGACTTAGTAGCCCTTAAACCGTTCAAATAAGGCGTAGGAGCATTAATTTTCAAATCTGACAGGTAAGTATACAGTTTGATAATGTCTTCCAAGCGACGGTGTTTAGGCTGTCTTTCAAAGGCTTTCATAGCCATACCCATGAACATGAACTGTGGTGACTCAAAGAGTTGTCCAGTTTTAACGTCACGAATCCCATACTTGTCACGGAACTGTTTAAGCACTGCATAACCATATGAGATATCTTTTGAGTGTACAATGAATCCCTGAAGATATTCTAACTCTTCTCGTGAGTAATCCATCTTTTCCCAGAGACCTAAAACTTCCATATTCTTAACAAATACGTAAAGGTTTGGTACTTTGGTGAATCCACCAAAAGCTTCTTTATAGATGATACCTAACAGAAGTCGTCCAGCCATATCTGAGTATTCTTGACTTTGCTTATCAATACAAACGTCAATCATAGCTTGGTGCATTTCTTTTGTAGTACACCCTTCATAGACACGCTTCATAGCTTCCATTGTAACTTCTGACCAGATAATACCTCGTTTATCAGCCCATGAAGCCCACTTATTCAAACGTTCTGGTTCGAACTGTACAAGTTTTCCATTAGATTTGCGAATTGTTTTAATCATTGTTTGAATCCTACAGGTGAAAAAGGGTCTCCGAAGAGACCCCTTAGAGATTAAATGCTAAAAATCTTTTTATTTTCCCAGAGTTCATAAAACTTCTGAGATACTTTGGTGATAGAACCTTTTGACATTGCGTTGCAATACCAATATCCGGAGTAATCACCCATAATTCTGTCAAGCTTTTCGTAGATGTTGTCATCAATTCTTGCTATTGCAAAGTTACCACGAACTTTACAGACAACTCTACCAAAGCAAATATCACTACGTCCTTTGCAGTCTTGGGTATACATTACAAAGTCACCGAAGTGCAATGGCTCATCAAACTTATCAACACCAAGTTCAACACCCGATTTGATTTCTTCTGCTGTCAGCTTTTTAGTTTTAGACATGGTATCTATCCAAGTTACGTTTTAAGTAAGTCCACTGTTCATCTACGCGCTCAACACCCATGAATAGTGGAGCCAGAACAACTTTACCAAAAGTGTTTCTGTGCTGACAAATCTCATAAGAGTAGTCTTTATCAATATCTAAACCATATTTGTAAAGAACTGCCCGTAAGACTTGCTCGTTATCCAGAATGGTATCTGGAGTCTCACCATATTTCTCTAGCAGTGAATCATTCATAAACACCGTCATAGAGAGATTGTAGTTTGAGAAATGGCTCTTTTGAGCCACCTCTGCTTTATTAATGTTCTGTGAATCCATTATAACCAACCCCTTTTAACCAGTTCTTCAGGTTATTTGCATCATAGTTCAGTTTCGGGTATGAGGTTACATGGAACTTCTCACCGTCATAGTAAACAATATCTGCAATCCATAATCCATTTTCACGGCAGAAGTCTTTGTCGGCTCTTGAGGTAATTGGATTAACTTCATTGAAGTCCTTAATACCAAGACTCTTCAGACTTCCTACCAAACCTTGGCAAATAACACACGTTTCAGATGTTACTACCAAGAGTTCTTTTCGTTCAGCTTCAGCAATATAGCATCCTAACTGAACTTTTGGAAGATTAGATTGTTTCATAATCTTACCATCAGATTTACGGACTACTGCAAACCATTCTTTACCTTCAACGATTGACAGACGCAGATAGCATTCATCACCAGTACGTTTCTCAATATCAAACATACGTTGCACAGCTTCTTGGTAGTCATCGGTGTACTTCAGATTGTTATTCTCACAAACAGCTTTCATAGCTCCGTCGTGGTCATGCTGTGACAAGAATACTAAACCATCTAGAACATATTGTAAGTCAGCTTGAGCATCAAGAGTCTCAACAGGGTCTTTTGCCTCAACTGCTGCAACTAACTCTTTAGCCTCTTCCAACATACACAGAGACTGACTTTTCAGTGATTCCCAATATTCAGGGCTATAAAGTTCCTTTGGATTCTTGCCACAACGAAGATTCCAATTTACTACAGATTCTCTGGAATTAAACATTAAACCTCCTGAAACAGTTCCTGTTTAGCAACAATATAATCCAGACGGGCTTTCAGTTCAACACGTTTGTTGATTAGATGCTGAATCTGTGATTCCAGAGCATCCATTTCTGTTTCGGTGGCTTCTTTAGCCTTTGCAATTACCGTCTTCAGGTTGTCCAAGCCAGCTTCAATTTTAGCTTGGTGGTCATTCTTGATAGATTTAAACATTTTATTCTCTCTCATTAAGTTTCATGATTTTATGGATTCTCTTCTCTGCATCTTCATAAGTCTCTTTCGTAAGAAACTTGATAGCTGCAATATTCGCATTGTAGAAGAGTCGAAGCTTGGAGTCAATCCTTTTTGTCATGACGTCAAACTTATGTTGTAAATTGGCTTCTCCGTAGACCAATCCACCTCGCGTATAGTAAGGCTGCACAATGTAGAAGTCAAACTCTTTTTTACCAAAAGTTTCAATATCCTTCTTAATGTACTCCGAAGAAGTCTGATACGTCAGCCAGTCACTCTCTTTGGTGACAACTTTACGTCTGGTCTTTCCAGCTACTTTCTTTTTAGAGACATTGTTAAACTGTTTCTTTCCCAAATAATACTGTCCAGTCTTTTTACAGTATACTAAGTAAACAAATCCAAAATACTTAGCGGGGTCAATTTCCCCGCACAGTGAAATCCAATGTCCATATTCAGGGCAATTGCCAAAACCTTTAATCTTCATTCATAAGCTTCTCCATGATTTGTGAACTCTCTGTGAAGTTCTTCTCTTTTCTTTCTAATTGCTTCTTTGGCATCATCAACATTGTCAAACAGACCAAGGAAATGTGTTACACCGTGAACCATAATCCTTGCTCTCCACCTCTGTGAAGCTTTGTTGAATGATACACCTTTTACGCCAGATGTATTGTTGGAGTGTATTTTTCTATTCCAACAATTTTCAGCTTGAGTGCAAACTCTCAAGTTCATTCTTCGGTTGTCATTAGTAATTCCGTTACGATGGTCTACACGGTCTGGTAAGAATCCCTCTGTGTAAAGAATGGCTAAATCATGAGCCATGTATGATTTTCTCTTTATGGTAATCCTGATATAGCCCCTTTTATGGGGTGTTCCAGCAACTGAACCAATGACTGTCCTATTAGCCGATTTCTTCAACCAAGTAAAGACCCCTGTTTCGGGGTCATAATGAAGATACTCTTTAAGTGTCTGCTGAGTCAACATTTGGAGTCCAACCATACTTTTCAAATGAGAAGTCATCTGATTTGTTTCGCTCTTGGTATGCTAAGAAGAAATGTTGTTCCATCAACTCAAGAGGTGTTCTTGTAATTGTTTCACCGTCCCACGATACGTATGTGTAAGAGTCTTTCTTAGCATACAGTTCATAGATTGCATCAAGACACTCTTTATAGGTTGTTTTACCTTCCAGAGCGTTCATTACAGCAACTTTACCAGCACCCTTAAGGCCAAAGTAGTTATCGGCATTATCACCTGCTACAGCTTGATAGCAGAGGAATTTGAAGCCTACTCCAACCGTCTTCTTAGCTTTTGGTTTAGATTTGATAGGACAATCCCAAATCTCTCCCACATTACCATCAGCGATAAAGATTAATGGGGCTTTCTCATAAGTCATATCGATGCAGTATGTGCCTTCAGCTTGACGAAGGTCTTTATCAATACTCATCAATGCAGCTTTTTTACCCATCTTCTCAGCTTTGGCAATTACAATAGAGTCAGCTTCAAAGCCTCCCTTTAAAAGCTTAAACTCTGGTCGTGACAGAAGATACTCACGACAAGCAACTAGGTGCGTTGGTGTTACAGCATCTTTCCTGTTACCTTGGTATTGATGTTCAAGACCTTTAATGTCTTTGTGTTTGTGAACACCTTTCTCTGTGAGGTAACCTTCCCAATGTCTTTCTTTTCCGACAACCTTCAACCATTCTTGAAGAACTTGTTGAGTTGCCATAATAGCTTCTTTTTCACTCTTAGCTTCTTTCCAAGTTTGTCTTTCCCATTCATCTTCATCAAAGCTGAGGCCAAGTTCTTCTGTCAAAGTTCTCTGGTCTGACAACCATTGATTAGCAAGCTTTGCACTGTCAAACCCTTCAGACTCTTCAGCAGTGATTTTGTTCACATACTTGTACTTTGCTTTCTCAACTACACAAGCACCTTTATAGGCAATGCTATCAGAGTCAATAAAGACGTGTGTCACAGTATCTGGGAGTTTTGTAAGTGTATACTTTTCCATTTTAATCTCCATACGAAAAAGCCCCATACATAGTACAGGGCTTAGTATTAGTTTTAACGATTATTCTTCAGTATCAAAGTCATCGTCGTCATCGTCGTCTGGAGTTGGAAGGTCATCATCGTCGTCGTCACCATCATTTTCTGTAGGTTCTTCTTCAGTGATAGTACCATTATCTTCAACACCATCCAGACCAAGCATTGCCAGTTCGTCTTCATCCAGTTCAGTATCAGAGTTGCTACCTGTACCACCAGTGTACGGAACCAGAGTATCAATGATAAACTGCTCTTGAATTGGTTTCGTCAACACAGCACCTTCAAATGTGTAGAAGTGAGTTGCCAAGATAACACTACCAAAAGAACCGTTACCAACTGCAATGTCTGGGTGAACTACGTCATAGTTCTTATCATCTTCGTGCTTATCAGATTTAAGCGCTTTGATTTTCTTCATAGGCTGCTTAACTGCAACACGCTTCCCGTTAATTTCTTCAATCAGACTTACAGGGAAAGACTGTTTAGCTGTCCACACAGCACCATCTTTGTAAGCAGCAGCACGACTAACTTTCAAGATGTGATAGGTGTCAGCTTCAAATGGAGGCTCACAACCAAATTTTTCTTCAAAGTCATCTGCATCAACAACTTCAGTGGTGACCTTATCCCAACCTTCAGGACTCTTCTTGGTCTTGGTAAACTCTTTAAACAGCTTGTTACCATCCTTTGCAAGAATTGAAACGCTGTAGTTGCAATCTTTGCCTGGGAATTTCTTATCTACTGACTTACCTTTTCCCGGGCGTGGAATAGTGTTCAGGTAGTAGAACCAAACATCTTTCAGCAGATAACGCATTGTCTCGCGCTCTTGACCGTTGTACTTTTCTACCGGAGATTTCATTTTAACAACTTTAGACATTTTAATACCTCTTTACTCAATTAAACTTTTAACTCAAACTCGAAGGAGTACAATGTTACAGACTTCATACTCCTTTGTCAAATCTTTTTAAGCAGCTTTCTTAGCAGCTTTGCGAGCAGTCTTGCCAGTACGTACACGCTTCGCTTCATAATGTGCAGCAGACTTACCAGCAGTTGCTTTCATGGAATCGCCAAATACTGCTTCAAATGCTTTAGAGTGTTTCATTTTGTGCTCCGATATATTTCATATTCAAATGTTTTTAAAGTCAAGGTGAAAAGATAAATTGTATCAGCTTTGTCAATTGACAGTGCAAACAAGTCTTTATCTTTACGGCTTTCATGTTCAAAAGTAACATCGTGCCCCTTGTTGATGAGTACTTTAGCGAACTGTTCAATCTTAGTCAAGCACTCTTTTGCGAATTTTTTAGTAGTCTCTTCTGAATAGAAGGGCGTGAAACCCTCCTTCAGATAACACTCATTCAGTTTCAAACGGGCAGTCATCATCATCCTCATTAATCACAGGTGGAATGGTAGAACTTTGACGTTGTTCTTCAGTGTAGATTTCACCAGTATCTTTGTCAAAGTCTCCATCTTCATAGTGTGGCATAGAATCATCATAGTGGTCTTCCGGTTCACCGATACCAAATTGCTGACGGATATTCTCTGCTGCACCGTCAATATCAACACCACTACCAGCAGCCTTGATAAGACGACCTGTATCTGGGTTATACCAAGTGTGACCAGCAATACCAGTTGACTTACCATGACGACGACATTTTGTTAACTTGATTTTAGTCAAGTTTTTCTTAACAGGGTCTGGGTCAACCTTGTTACGCATTAACAGAATGTTGTTCATAGAAATCTGGAAGTATGCACCAGAACCCTTGATATCCTCTTCAGAGATATCTCCACCTTCAGAGTTAGCTTTCTGACCACCTGCACTCTTACGAACGTGACAGACGTTTACTTGAGCGTATTGATAACGCTTACAACGACGAAGTAACTCAGACAGAACTTCTTCTTCATCTGTATCAGAACGTGACAGTGCCAACGTAATAGGGTCAAGAATAATAATCTTGCAACCTAGACTGTTAACCAGATAGTCAACAAACTCTAGAAGGTTGTCTTGGTCAATTGCCCCTTGGTGGTCAACGATATGGATACGACGACCAGCAGACAACTCAGCATGTGCAACTTTGATTTCATCCCAATCCCGTTCATCATAATTAATTTCTGAAATCTGCTTACTCAGGTGAATTGCACAGAGCATTTCCATTAACTCTTCATAGGTGTCTTCCACAGGAATTACACCGATATTGTAGTCAGTTTCTTTCCAAGCTGTGTAAATCATTTCACGAGTGTATGCAGATTTACCAACTGAAGATGGTGCAGCCAGAGTTGTAATTTCCCCTAAGCCATAACCTCCATAAGTCAACCTGTTAAGGTCTCCGAAGGAATCTGGGAAGGGAATCAGTGGAATCTGACCACGATTCTTCATAGCCTCAAAACCATCTGCGAAGTTCTTGATACCAGCAGGGCAGTAACGAGGTGCATTGTAAATTCTCTGCTTAAACCCTTCAAGGACTGTATCTTTGTCTTTGAAGAATTTAGTCCACCACTCGCTAAGGTCTTTAACACCTTCTGGGTACTGGAATAAACGAACCTTCTCAATAGGCAGAATACCAGCAGCTTCTTTAGTTACTTTGGCTCCAGCTTCGTCATTATCAAAGCACAGGTAAATCTCATCAAACGATGTAATGTACTGATAGTTTTCTTTGATAGACTTAATGTTTGCACCAGATGGTACAGAAACGTGACAGTAATTCTTTCTACGTGACTTATCTTTGATTGCCAAAGAAGTCATATAGATTGCTGTAGCACATTCCATCTCTCCTTCCCAAATGAAAAGACGGTTACCACCTTCTGGAGCAATCCATGAACCGAACATAGCCAGTTCACCTTTAATATCTCCTACACCACCTGAGAAGTCTTTTAACTTGCCACGAAGATGCTCTTTAGGATGGTCTTCAGGGTATTTGTGGCGAACACGATAACCAACATGCTTCAGCTTCCCATTTTCATCTTTCTTATAAGTTGGGTAAAAGTGAGCGTCAATATCACCGTTTTCATCAATGTCAACCTTAATACCAAGACGTTCAAGAACCTTTGCAGGAATCTTCCTGTCTTTTAAATCCATTGCTTCAAGGTTCTCTTTTACTTCATCTAAATCCATACCACGGAAAGTACGGCTATTATTATCAGAACCTGTAGAATATGTGCTCACAATCTGACCCTTATCAAAATCCCACTCTGGAAACCCTTTGTTACAGCTAAAGCAAGTCATCGAATAAGAATCATCGTCATGATGATAGATAGACCCTGCATCTGATGAACCACACTTAGGACATGCACAGTGACCAACAAACTGACCAGCCTCTTTCAATTTACGACCTTTAGACATTAGCACCTCTACGTTGCAGTTCAGCTTTTAAACCATTTTCAATCTTGTCTAGTTCATGAATTTCTTCAGCAATCTCTTTCCTTCGTGAAGTGACCCTTTCAAGTCGCTCCATCATTACTTCCTTAGAAAGAGATGAGAGTTCTACAGAACGGTGGTCAATTACTTTTAAATTATCTACTCTCATCTTAATATCTCTCTTTTTAAATTCCAATGATAGCTTTTAGTTTACTTTCAAGCTCATCCATTGTGCCATTGTTTTGAATAATGTCACGCTCAAACAAGGTTGAAATACCTTTCTCAGAATGATGTGAAGCAACTTGTGTAGTATTGTCCCTCTTCACCTCAATGATTTTACTGTCATAACTTTGAAGAAACTCAGCCTCAATGTCAAATCTTAAATCACAGATTAGTGCAATACCTTCATGGTCTTCTGTATGGCATTCACCAAAGAACTTCTCCATGCGTTCTGCTAAGTCAATAATCCAGAACCTTTCACCCAAGATTTTACGGACAACTTCACTTCCCCAAACTTGTTGGATTTGACGTGAAGAGATTTTATATTCATTACGCAAGCCGAGTCTGGTGAGTAATGTCGGTTTACCAACCTTTTTCAATTCTTTGATTAGTTTGTCGGTTAATTCACCACACAGCTTTAAATCCTTGTGGATATCCTTATCTTGCATGTGTCTGTAAAAAGCCCAAATAACCTGTGAAGATAATGCTGAATGAGTCAGTGTGAAGACCTGTGGAGTTTCTTTTGTGTCTCCATACAAATCTTCCCAAGTCAGGTTGAAGATATCTCCAGCAGTGTTTTTAAGGTTATCTGCAAACGCAAAAACTTTAACTTTGTAACCTTTCTCAGTCAAGGCATTTCTTACCAGAGTACAGGAAGTGTCTTTTCCAGAACGAGCCTTACCAGTGAATGCAATAATACTTTTCATACTCAACCTCTCCATAATAAAAAGCCCCCAATTAAGGAGGCTATTTGGGTATTAACAATTAGTGAATTGTAATATCTTCACCGTTCTTTTCAGCCATTGCTTCAATCTGCTGCAAAAATTCATCGCCAAAGTTAATGGCAATCTTCTCACGTACAATTGCTACGTTGGTCTGCATAAGAACATCTTGCAAAGCAGATGCACTTGCACCACCACTGATTTCTTCAATGAAAGAAGGTGGAGACTTCAGCAAATCTGCAACTTCAAGAATTGCGTGAATATTCATGATAGTCATGATTGCAGGTGTCAGAGCAGTAACCATAACCTGAATGTCGTCAAGCTTAATATCTGCGTCCTGTTTAGTCAAGTCTTCCAGTTTCTGGTAAGTTTCAATAGCCAGCGCTTTAGCACGTTCAGAGATTACATTGAAACCCCAATCAAGTTTGTCATAGCGTGAAGATTTATCTTCCATACGCTTTTCCAGCATAGCCATGACACTTGATACTCCACCAACAATACCCATGACCATTTGCTGTTCAGTCATCTCATTAAGCAGCATATTAATGCTTTGCTCATCCATGCTAGAGTAATCACCACTCTGCATGTTCTCAAACAGGAATTTAGCCAGAGAGTCAACACCAACAACGATAGAGGTCAGAGCAATTTTACGATTGCTGGTAAGTAACTCTACAGTTGAGCGGAAAGATTCGTCACTGTCAATATCTGTAACTTGAAGTGATTCTGGCATAAAGCCACGAGTGAACGTATTGCTACGGAAAATTACAGCAAGGCTTTCCACAGTAGTTAACAGGAATTGTTCGTTGATGTTCTTTTCTGCCAGCATTTCATTTACAGTTTTCATATTATTTCTCTCTCATTTTGTTTAATGTAAGTCGTGATAATTTTAATCCTTCCGGTGAAGAGAAGTCAAGTGTCTTTTCAGACCTTGGGAAGTAATGTCTGTCCCAAGAACTCTCAACATCCTGAAGAAGTGTTGCTAGACTACACAAGTCTGTTCCACTTTGCAACTTCTTTTTTAAGGCATCTATCAAAAAACATGTATCTTTTGCTTTACGCCTATCAGAAGCAATCTCTTTCATATGCTCGAAAACAGAGCATTTCAAATCTTCGTCGTAACCTTCTGAAAGTTCTATTTCGTGTTGAACATCAACCATTCGACGATGATGGTAAGCATATTCCTTCTGAGCAGCTATGTCAAGTTCTTCTAACTTCTCCAAAGCTTTTAGGAAATTTGCTACGTCAGGGTGAACAAACATTCTCTGCATGGCAGCCTCTTTATAGTTTCTATTAAGTCTTAATCTCTTTCTTTACGTATTCTATACGTAATACTTTAAAGCTTTTTAAAAGCTATTAAAATCTTTTAAGGGTTTTAAAGAATCTGTATAGTTAATCTGTAAAGGGAGTCTTTTAAGTTAAAACCCACTGCATACAAGACTAACACCCTGTCAAGTTATTTGTCAACTTGCTTTTTGTGTCGTTTTGCAGTAAGGTATGGAGTCATATGTTTGAGAGGGAGTGAAAATGGAAAACGTAGACTTTAAAAATTTGCATCTGGTAGGCGATACAGAAACTGACGGATTGCTGCTTGAGTTCACTAAAGCTCACGTAATGGCTTTTGCAGATTACAAAGATGACAGTGATGAACCACCTGTGTGGGTATTCACTGATGAGCCTATTCTTGGTCACAAGTACACCAAGTATATCAAGGGTGGCTTAAGAGAGGGTGTTGAGTTTGCTTTAAAGGCGAAACGTCTTTGCATTCACAACGGTCTTGGTTATGACTGGTGGGTGTTCAACCACATTGCACCTGACCTGTGGAACTTTGATAACCCTAAATGTAAGCCTTGGAGTAATTTCTTCCAAGATTCACTTATCCAATCTCGTGTTCAGTGGATGGATAGACCTACACCGAAAGGTTACAAGGGTTCTCATGGTTTGGCTGCATGGGGTGCTCGTGTTGGTGTCCGTAAGCCTGAGATTGAAGAGTGGGGAGTTTGGAACGCTGAAATCTTAACTCGTGTTGTTGAAGATATTCGAATCAACGCCAAAACTAAACGTGCTCTTGATAATGAGTATGTGAAGCTGAAGAAGTGTGGTGTGGATACCTACGAAACCTACATGCGAGCTAAAGAAACATCTTTCTGGATGAGCCAGCAAGCTATCAATGGTTGGAAAGCTGACATTAACATGATGAAGAGTTGTGTTAAAGAACTTGATAAGATGACTGCTGACCTTGCTTCAGAGGTTGAGCCATTCTTACCACCAACTATCAAGACAAAAGGGAAAGTTACTGGTGAAGAATTTGCAAAAGCTTGGAATGAGTATGTTGAAACTTTTGGTGAAGCAGATGGTTTGAAACGTATTACCAAGTATCCTAAGACAAAGTATCGTCAGCAGGTTCGTAATGGGGAAATGCAAAGTTATCCTATTAAGCCATTTGGTAAACCAACTACCAAGATTTTCAGCGTAGAGAAACGTAACTGCTACACACCAACTAACACGGTAACCGGAGAAGAGTACAAAGAAGGTTTCGTGGCAATGAAAGATGCTCGTGCAGTATGTAATGAGCTAAATGCGAAGGTTGACAAGAAGTGCAAAGATTGGAAGCCAGTTAAAACTGTTAAGATTGTCAAGTACTACAACAATCATGTTGTTAATCACTTTGAACTTGAGTCAAGTCGTTACACGGGTTTGATTGATGCACCATATACACCGATTGAGTTTGAAGTTTCACGCATGACTCAGGTTGCAGTAGTTAAAGAGTATCTGAAATCTGTTGGTTGGATTCCTGATGATTGGAACTACAAGAAAGACTCAGATGGTCGTCCTGTTAAGGTTTGTCGCTTCAAAGATAATAAGAAGATGATTCGTAAACATCCTAAGTGGGATGAAATGGTTGAACGTTGTGGTTTAAACTACGTTGAGCATGAAGGGGTACAGTACATCGAGCATAATTGGTCTGTGAAGAAATACACAGATGTTCTTGAACCTTGCTTGATTCGTACTTCACCAAAACTGACTGAATCTTCTTATGACACTATCGAAGGTGAACTTGGGCAGAAGATTGCGAAGTACTATACTTTGATGCACCGACGCAGAACTATTGAGAACTCAAAGGATGATGAGAAAGGTTGGTTGAATCAGATTCGTCCAGATGGTCGTTTAAGTGCTGGTGCAATGGTGTTTGGTACATCCACTGGACGTATGACACAGTATGGTATTGTAAACGTACCTTCCGGTGCTGCTGTTTATGGTGAACCAATGAGGGCAGTTTGGATTTGTGAGAAGGGAACCAACGTAGTCTCTGTGGATATGAACTCTGCACAGCTTGTTTTACTGTGTAACTTTATGGGTGATAAAGAGTTCACCAAAGCGGTAACCGAAGGTAAAGAAGAGATTGAATTTGTTCGTCAAGAAGATGGTCGCTACTACTGCAAACACTTTGACGAATACCTGAATCCAGAGGTTGACAAGTATCTGCGTTATGACTCTGAAAACGACTTGTACGTAGTTTACTCAGGCACTGATGCTCACACACTGAACAGTATCTACTTCAGCTTGAATGATGAGCAGGATATCTTGACTTGTCGTATGACTCAGGATGAAAATCTTCTTCACGAAATCAGTAAAGGTCGTAAGAAAGCTAAGAATGGCATCTATGCACTGCTGTTTGGTGCAGGGGATGAGAAGTTTGCTAAGACCATTAAAGCAGCAACTACTCAGGAGGGTGCATTGACTAAACAGACTTACTTCGTTCGTTTGCCGAAGATTAAGAAACTGATTGATAACTTAGAAGCTGACTTTAAAGCGACTAAGAAGGCTCTTGAAGAGGTCTTTGGTAAGACTGCTGCAATCTCTAAAGGGGGTTTTGTAAAGGTTGCTGGAGCTTGGTTATGGTGTAAGTCTCCACACAAGCTGTTAAATTACCTTTTGATGGGTTCAGAAAGTCAAGTACAGAATGAAGCAATTAACCTTGCATGTCGTAGAGCCTATGATGAAGGGTTGATGAAGCTGAATGGACGTAAGCCAGCTATTGGAGCTAGACTTCTTCTGGCATATCACGATGAAAATAGTTGGGAATGTCCAGAAAGTATGACTCAAGAGGTTAAAGCTATCACTGACTGGATGTACGGGCAGGCTTCTAAAAACCTTGGTCTAAGAAAAGAAACTATGGTTACAGGTACTGGTAAGGTTGGTAAGAGCTGGTTGGAAGTACATTGATGGTGTTGAAATGATTACAGAAATTCGTTTAAAGGAGCTTTTAGAGTACGACCCCGATACAGGGGTCTTTACTTGGAAATTTAGAGAAGGTAATGCAAACTTTAACTCTAGATTTGGAGGTAAGAGGGCTGGAAACTACAGAACAAACACTGATGGTCACAAGTCTGTCCAATTGCTGATTGATGGAAGGAGTTACCAAGCAAATCGTTTAGTTATCTTGTATATGGATGGATACCTACCTGATAAAACCTTACAGGTTGACCACAAGAATTGTGATGGTTGGGATAATAGGTATTTGAATTTGAGGGTTTGTACGGCTTCACAAAACTCTTGCAATCGGTCTAGAAAGTCCATATCAGGTTTACCAAAAGGTGTACAGAAGATAGGGAAAAGGTTTAGGGCAATGATTCGTTTACAAGGTAAGAATTATCATCTTGGGATGTATGACACCCCTGAAGAAGCCCATGAAGCTTACTGTGAAGCTGCTATGAAACTCCACGGAGAGTTTGCAAAACTAAGTTGACAAGGTGCTCATGGAAGAGTACCTTATACTATATCTTGTATAGGAGGATTTATGACACTTTCAGACGTTATCCAACAACTTCACGACAATTGCTATACTCCAGAGTTGATTCAGGAGATGCTTATTGTAGTGATGCCTAGTAAGTTCGTAAAAGGTTTTAATCGTGACTCTTTAAGGTTTGCACATATCCTTATTGTTGATGGTAAGATTGCAAAAGACCACACTGGAGTCCTTAAGGGTGAACGCATTGACATTAACTTTTGAGTATTGGAGAAATCAAAATGACTTATGAAGAAGCTATTGAAGCCATGAAGAGTGGTCACAAAGTACGTAATGAAAATTTCACATCTGATGAGTTCTTCGAAATGAAAGATGGGAAGATTGTCTGTGAAATGGGTTACCCAATGGCTACATGGTATCGTGGGTGTGATTGGCAGAAAACTGGATGGAGCATTTTACAGTGAAGCTCTACAGCATCTGGGGAAGTATGGGTGAAGGTTTTGATTGGAACCTTTTGAAAACAAACGTTCGTAGTTGCGAAATAGTTTACTACAAACTATATTACTTAAGAACTTTTAGAGAGGTTAAGTTTGATGAGCAGTAAAGAAGAAGCTGGTTTAGCAATAATCCGAAACATAAACCCTCAGATTTCTTTTGTGTCTGAAGCATGGTGTCGTGGGTTAGACTATCAATGGTACTTGGACTTGTGTAAAACAAAGTCTGTAGAGCCAGTGAAAGAAGAAACTTTCAAGGAACTTTACAAGACCGTCCAAGAAGGTTACGAAGAAAACTGTGAAAAAGGAAATCAACTATGTGGAAAACAATCATTGCACTTGGAGTGCTTTTTCTAACTGGCTGTAACCCAAGTTATGACAAACAAGACAGTAGCTATGAGTTACCTCCAGAGATGAGAGATTGTTCAATATACAAACTTAATTGGTCAACATTTAAATATGACTTAATAGTAGTCCGTTGCCCAAATTCACAGACAACAACTTCTTACAGGTATGGTAAGTCAAGCACTCAACACATCACCGTTATTGACGAAGGATATTAAGATGCAAGTACTGGTAAACTTTATTCACCTATATGACGTTATACACTCAACTACTACAGTTGCCCAACGTAACCCTATCGTACCACGAGAAGGTGAGTGGGTAAGGATTGATGGTTGGACTTACACTGTAGAAAATGTCATTCACAAGTTTGATGTTTGTGGAGACACTCAAGTTATCGACGTAGAGATTGGTGGTAAGAGAAAATGACAATTCTGTACAAACAAAATAAAGATGGCTCTTTTAACGTTTGGTCGTGTGTTGCTGTAGGTGATAAGGTGGTTACAACCTACGGTAAAGAAAATGGCAAGATGATGTTTGAAGAGTACACAGCAGAGCCTAAGAACATCGGTAAAAAGAATGAGCGTAATGCTGAACAGCAAGCTCTCTTTGAAGTTTCTGCTAAGTACAAGAAACAAGTAGACCGTAAAGGTTACGCTTACACAAAAGAGTCTGCACAGAATACTGAGAAGGTAGGTGTACAGCTTGCTCATGATGCTGCAAAGGTTAGTCATGCAAAGTATCTGAAATTTCCTGCTGATGCTCAACCAAAACTGGATGGTGTACGTTGTAGGATTTCAAGACACTTAAGTATTGGCAGTGTATTTACAGCATATTCTCGTGAGAACACTATTTATAAAATTCCTACTGAGCTAATACCTGACATTATGGCAATGTTGAGGCTCCATAAAGACGTTGATGAATTTGATGGTGAAATCTATGCTCATGGGTTGGACTTAGAAGATATTGTCTCCATGATTAAAAATGAAGACAATCCTGACCGACATTTACTCAAGTTTTACTGGTATGATATCTGTGACAGCACTAAGACATGGCCTGAGCGTAGAAGTATTATTGAGACTTCACCATTGAATGACTTTAGAGATGGCTGTAGAGTTGTCCCTGTTAAATCTCGTCGTGTAAATTCTTGGGAAGAGTTTGATGAAGCTCATGATAAGTGGGTTGAAGCTAAGTTTGAAGGTGCAATGTACCGCTCAATCTCTCCAGAGTCCTTCTATGAGTGTGGTCACCGTTCATACTTCCTGATTAAACATAAGAAGATGCACACAGAGGAGTTTAAAATTACTGGTGTGAAGACCGATAAGCGGGGTCATGGTAAGTTTGTTGTAGAGACACTTCCAAATGTCTTTGTAGATGTTTCATGGAAAACTACCCATGAGAAGAAACAGTATCTTGCTGAACACCCTGAAGAGTTTATCGGGAAACCTTTAACGGTTCAGTTCCAGAAGATGACTCGCAAGGGGTCTTTACAGTTCCCTGTTGGGTTAGTTATTCGAGACTATGAATAAAAGTTGTTGACCTAGAAAATTTGGTGAGTATACTAAGCAGCATAAACCAACGGGTACTCACCAGCATCACTTAAGAGTCTTCTAAGAGGATTTTTAAGTGATGTGAGGCAAGGTTTGGTCTGGTTTGGTAATGCGCGGCTCGGTGAGGTGCGGTGAGGTTTAGTATGGGTAGTTAGTCTCAGCTACATTAAAATGAGACTTACCTTTTTAAAAGGTCTTTAAACAGGGTCTTTTAATGAGGTGTGGTAAGGTTAGGCGATGTTGGGTGCGGTAAGATTTGGTCAGGTTTGGTATGATATGGGTGGATGGTAGTAGCCACGTTAAAAATCTACCAAGTTTCTAAAGAGTCTTCTGTTGAGGGTTCTTTACAAACAACTTAACAATCAACTAAAGTGTGGAGCTAAATGCTATGAAACTGTTAAATATCAAAATCACTGGTACTCGTCCTTTCCTGAGCCATGCAGATACTTTGTCAGACCCATTAAACCCTCTGACGAAATATCACAAGTCTCTGTCCAGTAAACGTAAAAAGACTGACGAAGACTATGCTCTCTTAGCAGAGAGTCACCTAGTAACTGCTTGTTACTATGATGAGCAACTTGGTTTTGTTATGAATGGTGAGATGATTGAGGCTTGTATCAAGTCTGGTGCAAAACTCAACAAACTTGGTAAGGTAATTGACCGAGCCATTATGTTGACAGATGTAGTCTTCCCAATGACTATCAAGAACTGTCCAGCAAACCCAAAAGAGCTTGCTAAAAATCCAGATTTCATTTATGCTAAATCCGTTAAAGTTGGTACAGCACGAGTTATGAGCTATCGTCCAATCTTCCGTGACTGGTCTGTAGAGTTCGGTTTGATGTTTGATGAAGAACAAATTACTAAAGAAGAACTCTTGATGGTTCTGGAAAATGCTGGAAATCTTTGTGGTGTAGGTGATTGGCGTCCACGTTTTGGTCGTTTTTCTGTAGAAATTATTTCAGAAGGTAATGTTTAATTATGAATACAAAAGCATTAGCAGCAAAGTTTAGTTACGGTGACACCGTATCACATTCTGAGATGGACACCTTCTTAGGTATTGTGAAGCCAACTTATCAAGGTGACATTGTTAAGTACGAAGATGAAATGAAGGCTTACGCACTTACACGCCTAAATCGACTTGAGAAGTTTATTGAGAAGCTTCTTAAAGAAGAGAAGATTTATCTGGTTGCTTCAATGGGTGTCGGTTATCGAGTAGTTGAGCCAAAACATCAAGCAACTATTGCAAAACGTAAAATGTCTGGTAAGATTGGTCGTGCTTTAAAACAAGCCACTCAAGCAATTGAGAATGTGAACACTATGACACTTAGCCATCAAGAACGTTCACGACTGATTGAACAGCAAAACCACTTAGCTGCTATGAAAGCTAATATTAACAAGCAACGTAGAAAACCCTTCTAAGTTGACTAGGTAGCCTCTTCGGAGGCTCCTTATTAAAAGGTCTTTAAAGAGGGTCTTTTAATGAGGTGCGGTGCGGTCCTGTTCTGTAGTGTCTGGTAAGGCTCGGTAAGGTTCGGTCAGGTATGGGTAGTTAATCGGAGCTACATTAAAATTCGATTGCATCACTTAAGAGTCTTCTAAGAGGATTTTTAAGTGATGCTTGGTCCTGTGAAGTGGAGTACGGCATGGTTTGGTCTTGTGTGGTAAGGTATGGAAGGATGGCAGTAGCTTTATAAAAAATCTGCCAAATAAGCTATAAAATCTGTTGACAAGTCAGGTGTTATAGCTTATTTTTATACTCGTAGGTATACAAAATATTATATAGGAGTAAGTTATGAAAAAGATTGTACTATGTATCTTTGCCGCACTAAGCTTCAATGCTTATGCAGATATGCCAAAGATTGATTACAACAACGTCAGAGTAGAAGCTTGTCAGGTTGCTCAAAAGGTTGTTTCTAAAGCTGGAGAATTGACAAAGCCGATTTCTCAAGACACTGTTTCTGAATTAACTGACAAGATAATTGATTTCAATTACCACACAATGGGGCAGTACTACCTTGATGTTTCTGATATGATGGTTACAGAAAACATTGACGTTCTTAACCCTGAGCAGATTACTGAAATTGAAGTTGTGAAAGAGCACGTTTCTCAGGGTGCTTTAGACGGTGTTGAACACTTTATCATTAACCGTCACTGCATGGGTCTTCCACAATGAAGAAGAATATCTGTAGAGTAGACTATGGTGAAGTTATTGACGATGACGGCGTAGTTATTTACAGAGTTTGGGCTAAAGACTTCAACACTGTTGTAGAGTCCCTTGATAACTACATCAATGGTACTCGTGAACAAGTTAGAGCTACTAACCTTGATTCGTTAATCGACACTTCTCGTAAACGGAGAAAGAAAGATGAATAGTATCTTTGACCCTTATGCACCTCAAGATGATTGGGAGGCAGATAGAGAGGCCGAAATGGAAGCTTATATAGCAGGAATGGATGTTGATGAGATGAAGTTTTACATCTCTAAAAAGTTAAACATACACATGAAAAGAAACAACCTTTCACAGATTCAGGTAGCAAAGATTTGTGAAATATCTCAAGCCAGAGTCTCAAACATCCTGAATGGTAGTGGGAAAGTATCTCTTGACTACATGATTAGTGTTTGTGATAAACTTGGCTTAAACTTCAACTTAAGTAAGGTAGATTAGTATGAAACGTGAAAATGCAATCTTTAAAGGTAACTTTGCAATTGGTTTTTATAGTAAGCCTACAGAGGCTGAGAAGGTATGGGGGCATGAGATTCTTGTAGAGATGATTGCTAAACTACAGAAAGGTGATATCAAGCATTCTGAGAAGAATCGTGTCAAAGGCTATATGGCAATTGGTTCAGCAATCTCAAACATTAAACTTGAGACAACCTGTGCAAAGGATATTCGTAACTCGTTCATCAAAGAACTTTTCAATAACCTTGATGGTGTGGATGCCACTGCTATCTGGTTAGATGTTGAAGGTACTATCTACACAACATTCACTTTTAAAAATGAGGATATCAAATGTCTCTTCCCATGAAAATAGATTTGGTCTTTGGATTCAACGTTTTGAAAGGTCAGATACTGAGTCTTCCAAAGTCACCTTATCGTACTGACAAGGGTTCTGTAAAACGTGCTGCCCATTACAACAACAATCTAGGGGCTTTACAGTCTCTGTATGAGTGGCTTGAAGAGGATGGTCGTTTGAATGAGTACCTTCACCAACTGAAGCTTGCTTTAGAAGAAGGTAACATGCTTTACAATCATCTGCCACAGCTTTACAAGCCAATGTCACCAACTCAGCAGGATTGGAATCAACGTTCTATAGACGGTTACAAGGCAACTACAGATGCAAAAGCTTTAGATGATGCACCTGAGTACAGAAAGCTTCGAGATATCGTCTATCAGACTCTTGGTAAGCGAATCTCAAAAGGTCTTTCTTACAAAGAAAAGGTTGACTGGAATACTCAAAAGTGTATAAAATTCTATTCATACGATAACATGAAGCAAACATTTGTAGAGGTTTGATATGCAGAAAATAGGAATCAACTTATTTCTCCCTGAAGCATCAATACTGAGAGGTATTATCACAACTCACCTTGAAGCAAGAAAGATACAAGAGGGTGAAATACTGATTGAAACAAACTATGATGCAGGAACTATTGAGTTGGTTGATGAAGATACTGGAGATTCACTTTGTATTCTCCCTGCTCATCTTTTCTCAACTGAGTTCAGAGATGCTAAATCAATCTCTGTAAAGACTGAAGCAAGCATTGACTTGTATGGAGGAACTCAGTACCCTAAATCCTTCAAAGCTCTTTTGAATATCTTCGTAGATGATATAAGAGATATTGTGAAGCCATACATAGGACGGCATTTAGTTAATGCAACTTGCGAGAACGATTATTACATTCGCTTAGTAGGTGATTTGGGTTCTATGGATTTCCTAAGTTTTATACCAAAACACTTTGAAGATTTCCTATCAAGTGAGTGTGATGATTTAGACTTCGTAGTTGATATCCAGCAAACTTTTAAGGTAAACAAAAAATGAAACTGTTTGAGAAGTTTGAACACTGTTACAGTCAAGACGGCGAACCTTTAAAATGCCCACATTGTGGAGGTACAAATTTCCAAGGTGAGATTACAGAGATTGTCGCAGGTAATGTAGCCGAAGAGTATACACGTTGCACGGATTGTAATAACATTATCTCTTTCTGGGCTTATGGTGGTTATGAACCACAACCACATTTAGTATTTCACCCAGTTAAATTTGTTAAAAATATTGCTAACTGGTTTATTGTAAAGGGGTTCACACAATGATTAAATTAGTTTTTGCAAATGGTCTTAACGGGGAGTTTGGTTGTCCTTCTGGTATGCCTTGGCCTCGTAATAAGCAAGACATGCAAGAGTTCAAAAAGATTACCACAGGTCAATTGGTAGTTATGGGTAATGACACTTTCAAGAGTCTTGGAAGCAAACCTTTACCAGACCGTGATAATATTGTTCTGACAAACTCATTACCGTATGAAGGTATAGATTTTGGTAGAGAAGATGTAATGTTTGCTAAGGTTCATTCAGACGCTTTTGGGGCATTCTTAAAACATCTTGATAATAGTATCGAGCAAGATGTTTGTATAATTGGCGGGGCAAGCATTCTAATCCAAGCTTTACCATATGCAGATGCAGTTTGTCAAACATATATTCGTGAAGTGACTGAAGAAGCAACTGTGAAGCTTCCTTACAAGGGTTTCTTTGAGTACTTGTATGATGAGTCAACTTTTGCTAGAATACAGTCAAAACCATCGAAGGATGACAGCGTTGTATTCAACATTTATGTTCCACAAGTAAGAGGACGTTTCTGATATGTCACAAGCAGATGTAAGTTACAAGAATATTTTGAACCATGTTTTAACAGTCGGTGAGCAGCGTGATACACGAACTGGTAAAGTTGTTACCACCTTTGCTCCACCAGAGTTTCGCTTTGATATGCGTTCTGGATTCCCATTAATCACTTCAAAGCAAACCTTCATGCGTCAGGTAATTGGGGAAGCACTTTGGTTCTTAAATGGTGAAAACACCCTTGGAACTCTTCGATACAGAACTTGGGGAGAGAATGACGGAGAACGTTGGACTATCTGGACAGATGACTTCAAGCGTTGGTTGAAGACTTCTTATGCGACTGAGAAGGATTGGCTGGAAGATGCAGGTGGACGAATCTATGGTGTCCAGTGGAGGGCTTCAGAAGGTCATGGTGGCGTTGTAGTTGACCAGTTAGACATTCTTATTGATAAGGTTAAAAAGTCTCCTACAGACCGTTACATGCTGGTTAATGCTTGGAATGCAGCAGATATTGCAAGTGGTTCTATGGCATTAGCACCTTGTCATGTTCTTTTCCAGATTTATGTTTCGAATACTGGAGAGATGGATTTGAAATGGTATCAAAGGTCATGTGACACCTTCTTAGGTTTACCATTTAATATTGCATCATATGGTTTTATTTTGCATGTTCTGTGTAAGATGACAGGGTACACTCCAAGATACTTGGTAGGCACTTTTGGGGATACTCAAATTTATCAAAACCATATGTCTCAGGTTTTCCAGTTGCTAGGTAATGAAGAGTTTCCAGCACCTAAATTTGAGATTGTTCAAGACTTGAAATGCCTTGAAGACATTAAACATAAAACTGCAAGTGACTTCATAGGTGGCTTGAAAGATTACCGTCATGCAGGGAAGATTGAAGCTCCCTTGTCAGTTGGTAAGTAGATAAGAAAAAGGCTCCTTTTTACGGGAGCCTTAACATTATTTTTTCTTAGTGCTTTGTGTATTTTGTTCGGTAATTGCTTGTAAAGCTGATACAGACTGTGCTAAGTTGTTCACACTATCTGAGAATTTATCAAGGGTTTTGGTCAACTTAGCGTTTTCCCCCTTAACGTTCTCTAGCTGTACCTTCTGGTTCTCCATACCTAACTGAAGAAGTCTCATATCAGACTGCAAATCACGAATAGATGAATAGTTACCTTTTGAGTAACTATCCAACTGTTGTAACTTTGTGTTGATAGAAACTTCTTGCTTTCCGTCAGAGACCTGCATTGTAGTGTACATCCCAATTACACTGAAAATACCTACAACAATTGCACCGATATTATTCTTGAAAGCATCTTCTAACCACTTCATTATTTCTCACCTTTAAAAGCTTTTTCCAAGTTATCTACAAATTCATCGTCGATAGGCGTATCAGTCTTACTCGCAAGGTATCTTGCAAGTCTGAAGAATGCTTTTTCAATCATGTATTCACTTAGAAGAGAAAGTGCAAGCTTCCAGAAGAATGCCCCAAGGTTTTTTAAGAGGATTGCTAGGATAGTTGGCATTTAATCACCTTACTTCTTAAGCCAAGATGGTGAGAATACCTACTAAGAAATATTAACACCATCTTAACAATTAGTCAATAAGTTGATTACGCAGTTCTAACCCATGCCATCAATTTAATGAATGCGTTAGTAACGTCAAATGCTGAACCAGAACCCGTACCACCAGTGTTACCACTGAAAGTATGGTTGTGAGCACCAACTGGAACAGTGTGAGTGTGGTTACCATCGCCAGCAGCAGTGCCGGAGAATGAGTGAGCGTGTTCACCATTAGTTGACGTTGGTTTTGCATACTCACCCATGTTCTGGTTACCGGCTGGGAAACCCCATCCCTTCTGCCAACCAAGTGCAAATGATGTGTGGTTGTGAGCACCAGCAGCAGCAGTAGAGCCACTCACAGAGTGACCATGCCAACCGTTTAGTGAAGTACCAATTGTTCCGTGGTCAAATGTCGATACAGTACCTGAGAAACTGTGCGTGTGGTTTGGAAGATGCCCAACGGCAATACTCTTAGTATCTGAACCACCAACCGAACCAACATCTTCACCAGTTGACGATGCAATACGGATAGTTCTAAACTGTCCATTTGCCAAGTAAGCCCAAGTAGTTCCTGCAAAGGCTACGTTAGGGTTGACATTAGAAGCAAACAGTGTAACCATACCTACAGGGTAAATCTTGTTTAGGTCTGTTGAGTTTGTGATAGCTGTTGCAATTCTCTGGTCAGTTTCTGCTTTACTGTACACACCTAACTCCGCAGTTGTTGGTTTTCTGGCAGTTGTGTAGATTTCTGCTGAACCACGGTAATTACCACTTGCATCATAGGCATATGTGCCTAGACCAAGACCCGAACCCACACTTCCATAGTCAAAACTAATGCCTCTACCATGCTCACAACCAGCAGAGTGTGGAACATGAATAGCTAAAGAGCCTAACCCATCAATCATACCATTTGCTCTCACAAACCCTGCGTAGTTAATGTCAAAAGTGTTTGGTTTGTCAAGAGCATTGACCGTTCTTGTCATAACTGATTGACCAATGAAATAACCTTTTAAGAAGTATCTTGCATCAAAGTTAGACAAATCACTTGGTTGAACCTGACCAGTAACATTAATGGTCTTAGTCATATTAATGGTGTTACTTAATACAATCGCTGCACCTGTTGTGTCATTAGACAAAAATAGGGATTCTGGATTGTAACGGTCTCCATTACCAAGATACCATCTTCTAATGTTGTTTGCATTAATCCCTGAAATATACAATGGTGCATTAAGTGTATTATTCTTCAGTAGAAGCGGAGTTTCATCAGATAGGATAGTCTGAATACCATTAAAAGTATTTGCAGAGTTAGTCCTAGCAAGTGTGCTACCTAAAGAAGCTGGCAGGTATCTTGAGTCAAAGTTGTTGTAGTCACTTGGCTTAACCTGTCCAGTAACGTTTAGTGCTTTACTGAAGAAGAACTCTGTAGAGAGTCTCATAGTTGCACCTGTCATCTGGTTAAACAAGTTAACATCCTGCTTAGTCCCGTCAGGTTGACCAAGATACCAAGACTCTGAGCCAGAACCTGCATAAGCTTGAACAAACACTGCACCATTTGCTGTAGCTGGCTTCAATCTCAGCAAAGCCCCATCAGAAGTGATTGTCTGATAGTTTGTGAAATTGTTAGTACCTGAGAAGGTGTTATTTGCAGTCAGTCTTGCAAATCTCTGGTCAGCAGCATTCTGAGTGTAGTATCTTGCATCGAAGTTAGACAAATCACTTGGTAATACTTGACCAGTAATTGCAAAATCCTTATCAACACTAACAGCGTTTGTCCCAAGAGTCAACTTAGCACCCTTGCTATTTACTAAAGTAACATCTGAACTTGCATCCAAGTTACCTACAGTAAATCTCAAAGCATTGTTAGAGTCTCTTGCTTCAAAATATGCTCCAGCATCTGGGAAGATACTTTTCAGGGTAATACCAGCACCGTTGATATTAACAATCTGCCTAGCTGCAAAGGTGTTATCTGCATTCTTAATAGCATATCTTGCATCATTTTCAGCATTTGTTCTCATACCCAAATCTGCTGGGCTTGGTTTATTCAGAGTGTGATAAACAAATGCAGTTCTTGTTGCATCGGCAACTTTTAAAGCAAGACCATTTGCATTAACTTTAAAAGTCTTTGCAGTATCCCCAATAGAAATTTCAGAAGAATTTGTAGGGTCAAATAAATCTTTTCCACCGTAAGTTAACTTCACAATTCCCAAATTACCTGTCATAGTTCCACCAGATAATTGCAGGAATCTTTCAAGTCTAAATGAGGCTAGAAAATTTGCGTAAGTAATTTTACGGTCTTCGTCACCTAACATTTCAGGTCTTTTAATAACTCTCAAATGTAATAGGTCGTCTGAGCGAACTGTATCAATACTGTTTAGTTCACTTAGTTTGTATTCAGCCATTTATCAATCCTCTTAATAGAGGGCTTTACAGCCCCCTTAAAAATAATTAAGCTACTCTCTTCCAGATGTAAACTACATAGGAAGGTTGCTCCACACTAAAAGCTTGTCCACTACCAGTGTTACCAGTTGTACCAGAGTGTGTATGGTCAGCATCTTCAATGTCTACAGTTACTGTATGTGTGTGAGCACCAATTGCCAAAGTATGGTTGTGAGCACCGATATCAAGTGTGTGGTTGTGAGCACCGATATACACAGAATGGCTATGAGCACCAATATAGACTGTATGCGCGTGATTCCCGGATGAGCCTGTTACCCCATCTCTAGTGTTAATCCCCATTCTGTAACGACCATTGTCGGTGGCATTTTTCCATTCATAAGCAGGAAAATCTGGAATCGTATGGGTATGGTCGCCACTATAATCCGTAGATTTGTTTCCATAATCAAATGGAGTCGTTGATTTGCTTCCATAGTCAAAACCACTAGTAGCCTTTGTGCCATAGTCAAAACCACTTGTAGTTCTTGTTCCGTAGTCAAAGCTTGATACAGAAACACTATTACCATGCTTGTGAGTACCACCAGTTAGGTAAATTGAGTGGCTGTGAGCAGGTAAGTGGTTACTGTTCAATGTCACATTCTGACTACCAAATGTTGAATCAACTGGTCTGGAATCTGTATCATAACCTACAAGTGCTCTACCTTTAGAGACAAGTTCCCAAGTACCCCCACAAAGAAGGTACGTAGTGGGGTTTGCAGGGTTCACAGTCAGGTGAATAGAACCAATCGGGTAACTATTCTGAATAGCCCTGTACAGTGCGTTTACAGCCCTTGCTGTAGCATATTTGTCAGCATCTTCAGAGTATGAATTGGAGTATGTCCAGTTCTGGAGGTTACCTAATCCAACTTGACCCTTCGTAGTATTGTGAGGGTTATTCTTGTCATCAATGTGAGTCTGAATAAGAGCATTAACTTGGTCACTTGAAAGGATTCCTAAGTTTGCTCTTGCTTCCTGAACATTAACAACATCTGACAAGTTATTAGCAGCAACTAATTGGAGTGCGTTAATAACACTACTCAAACCAACCTGATTTTTTGTAACTTCGTGTGGGTTATTCTTTAAAGATGCGTGTGGAGCAAGTAATTGCTCTAGTGTACACCTTTTATCCTCAATACCCTGCTTCAAGTGAAAAATATCACTAAGCCCGATTGGTAGAGAGGCTTGAGGTAATGCACTAATTTGAATTTCACCAACTGCCATTATTAGCTCCCTACATATTCATATGTGTATAGGTTTGTTGTCGATGTTGTTGCAGTACCTGTTTCTGTTTTAATAAGCGTCCAACCACTTTCAACTAAATCAGGTTGTTCAGTGGCAAAAGATTTGACTTCACCTACCGTCCCGTTTACTTTTACCAGAAGGTAGTTTAAGATATAGTTAAACCACTGACGGCCCATAGGTTCACCCCTTAAAAGGCCAGTTGCTTGAACTTCTGGTGGTGGTAATACTTTAAGCTGGTTACCATCAGCATCTACTGAGCCTGTAGCCCAATTTAAATCTGCCATTATGAACTTCCTTCTTGTTGGGATTTATCTTTTCTGCCTTTGATGATTTGTGCAACCTCAGCCATTACACCGTAATCACCACCTGCGACTGTTTCTTTACCAGCAATGAAATAGTCATTACCGTTTGCTGTCTTAGAGACTTTGAAGTAGTCTTTACTGGTACTCCCACCAGTTTTATCAACCCTCATGTAGCCATCCTTTACACCAGCATCTGCTAAACTTCCTAGTAAGTTTGCCTCAAGAGAGCCACCTGTGTTGTTTGTTACAAGACCTTTGTTGTTATCTGTAACGAACCAGCTATTCTTGTCATCAGTGATTGCTAAAGCTGAGTCAGCAACCTCTACAGGTGTCCATGCAGTACCATTCAAAGTCACATCTCTCAAGATAACTGCTGAACCAATAGTTGTTGCAGCAATCTTTGAAAGTGTGTATGCTGTATCTACAACGTTGTTTCTGGTATTAACTCTTATAACAATACCGCCAGTCATAGGAGTAATATGCTCAAAGATTTGACTGAACGTAGCATTGTAAAGAGTCATAATAGCTCTTTGAAGAAACGTTGGAGTTGTGTCAGAACGTCTTAGAAAGATTTGGATATATAGGATAGCTCTGTAAGCTTCATCTGTAGCACCAATAGGTCTAGGGACTTTAATCAAAGCCCCAATGTTATCTAATTGCTGGCCTACACCTGTACGAATATTACGTTCAGTGTATAACTGAAAACTAATATCCTCAATCAATTGTAACTCATCTGTGATAGATTTCAATAGACTTGTGTAAATAAACTTGTCTTTGAATTGTGTTACAGTTCTCTCGTCCAACGTCTTTTCATAGATGTTGTCAATTTTTTGTAACATTAATTATTCCTTAGTAATGGTATACTGACTGCTTTCCCATACGGTATACTGGTCACCATCAACTGTGATTCTTGCAGTTGTGTACTGGTCATCTGCTGGAGGAACTGATTGGTTATTTGCCAAGGCTACTTTGATTTCATTAATCTCAATACCTTGGATAACGTCATAAACATATCCATAGATTCTGTTAGGGATAACGTCATTACCAACTTTCAAGGTTCTACCATAAGCGTTAATACCCTGCACAATTCTGTCATGGATATCCTGTTCAGGGATGTTCAAAGATTCTTCATCGTACATTGAGTATTTTACCTTGACAAAAACATACTTAGGCATTGGTCTGCTAAAGTAGACATTATGTGGTAAGTCACCTAAGTCATAAGCTGTTCCAAAGATAGAGCCGTATGCTCTAATACCAGCAGGTTTAGCATCCCAGATAGCCTGTGCTACGTTGTCGTTCTGACCACCTACAACGACAATCTTGAAAGACTTTGGAGGTAACTCATCAGAAGAAGTAGTCTCTGTGTCATTTTCTACACCAGAAGCATCAGATACACCTTGAACTCTCTTGACAGCAGCAACGATAGCATCTAAAGTACCCACACCAGTAACTGCTAAAGATTCTAGGTAACGCTGACGTAGTTCTGTATCAGACTCTTCATCACGTCCAGTTACTAGGTCATACCTGTTAAATACACCGTCAAGACCATCTACAGTTGTTTCAATCTCAATAAGTGTTCCTGCCAGAGTTGGTAAAGCACCTGTCTGTTCAGCCACTACATCATTAATTGTAGTAATCTTTGTGAATGTCAAGAAGGTTGTTGCAGTTACAACCATAGGGTTTGTTCTGGCAACAATATCTCCAGTGTCTTTATAGATTTTCAACACAGAACCATCATTAACAACTTCCGCTTTAGCAACGAGACCACCATTGATAGAGTCTGCTAAGTGCTGTAAAAGTGTTGTAACAGTATCTGAGCTTGTTGGTTGATATGAGTATTCAACGTTATCAATAATAATAACATAGTTTGAGTCAGTACGTAAAGAGTTAACTTCCAAATTTGCTTCAACGCAGTAAGACGGAGTTAGCGTAAATGTTGATACAGGGTAGAAAATATTACCTGCTGTACTTCTCAGCCTTGTTGTAGATGGAACTGGAGAACCGGATGCACCAGTAAACTCAGCCTGACCTCTCGTAGCTTGTGCAACATATCTGTATACAGCATTCAGTGCTGTTACATCATCAAGGCTAAATCCCTCAGCTTTGTCAATAGTGCCACCGTCATAGATTTCTGACAAGATTTCATGTGCATCTGCCAAGGCTCTACAAACAGAAGCTAAGAAGAGTCCAAGCTGGCTATCTTCAGATACGTCAAGGTTAGGTGAAATATCTCTGTATAGTCTTTCTTTAATATCATCTAAGATTTCTTGATATCTTTTTGTCTGCAAACCAGTTGTAGTTAATCCAGCCATTAAATGTTTACCTCTTCATTAATTTCTACAGTATCAGCAGTTGTAGTTGCACTAAAGCTAACTGAAACTTTTCTCATGGCACTATCGATTGTTGAAGAATAATTGTAGATGTTTGTCACATCTCTCGTTTCAACAAGATAGCCTTTCATATAGTTGTCAAAAATTGATGTTCTCTGTTTGAACTTAGCAAGTTGCAAATAAGGGAATCCAGCAGACGTATTAAAGAATACTTCTCCAGCCCTTAGTAAACATCTAATATGTAATCTTTGTGCAACCTGTGTAGCTTTATCATCTTCAGGGATAATTCTAATTTGGTTACCAATAATTTTTAAGTCTCCGTGGGCTACGTAAACAGAGTCTGAACCCATTTTAGCTACGTAGTCTCCACCAAGGTTAATTGCAAAATCTGTCTTCATTATTGTGCCTCTGTTGTATCAGCTTCACCGCCACCGTCAGTCCAGTAATAATGGTGGTTATGCTCATTGAAACTAACACCTGTAGTATCACTGACAAAATCTGAACCATGAACTTCACCTTTGGCAATTACATCTTCTTCAACGTAAAGATTCTTAGAAATATGAACATCACCAGTGAACCAAAAATTACCATCATCAGTGATTCTTAATACTGAATCTCCGTAGTGTAATCTGACTGCTGTTGGGTCAGGATTAAAGTTCTGAGTTCTTGTACAGATACCTACAAAAGCTACACAGTCAGTCATATCATGTGTTCTTCTTAGATTTGTTTCCATCTGTACGTTCTTGTCATTAACTACATAGTCATCAAGTGGAAGCATAGAGAATGCTAACCAGCATCTGTCATTTGTCTTTACAGGGAACGTTAAAGATGCTCCACCACCACTAGGGAACTGAACTGGAACACCTGTAATCTCTGGCATTGGAAGACCATCAATAGAATATAATGGCCTTACCGTTGCAGATTGTGTTTTAGCATCATAGGAAACAATAATAGCTGGTAAACCAGTGTAGAGTTCCTTTTTAAATTCATCCAAACACTCAGTAACGTACCCTGACATTCTTGTTACAGGGGATTTCATTACTCTACCTTCTCCAAATCTAATTCAGTTGTCCAAGCACCACCTGAATAATCTAGGCTATGTGCTAAACCTTTCACTCTGTATTGACCTTCAAAGTCTTCACTTTCACGAATAGTTACGTTGTCTCCCATCTTAATTCTTCCGTCAAGATGGATTTTACAACGTACACCAGTTTTAACTTTAATCTCAGTCTTATTCTTTTTCTTCAGAACCTTTCTAGTTCTTCTGTAGTAACCTTGCAAAGAGTCAATAACGTTGTATGGGAAAATCTCCCAAGATAATTGTTTAGCTTTAGCATTGAAAGGTACAATCCTAATTTGCTTATTGAATGTGTACCATCTTAAACCGCTTTCTTCACAGACCTTTGTTAGTGCCTCTGCTGTACTTCCCCAAACACTATAACCATTCTTGTAAGTGTAACCTTGGATATTAGAAAGGTCTTCATCAATAAGTGTGAAACCAAGTCTTGAAACTAGGTCTTTAACAACACTCTGTCTGGATGTTCCAGCTTTATATGAAATAGAACTCTTGATAGTAGTTCTCTCCATTTTGTCATTTGAACAGATTACCTTAGTAATCATATCCACACCACGTTTATAAGTGTAAGCATACTCAATAGTACCTAAGTAGATGAGTGGCAGGTTATCATATTCAATAATCAAATCACCGTTTGCATCTCTCTTGAATCCAGTTGTATAGCCAGCACGTAACATTACCGTACCACCAACTGTTTTAAACTTTGCTCTCATCTCTTTGTTCAGGTTATAAATTTCAAACGTGGTATCATCAGTTGTTACCTTGTTCTTTTGAGATGTGTAAGAGACATTACATGTGAACTGCAAATTGTCGAAATAAACCATCTCTTGAGAGTCTTTTGCATGACTTGTAGGCTTATCATTAAAGGCTGTAGACTCACTTCCTACAGCCAGTTGATAACACCTGAAAGATGCTCCAGCAGTGTTATCTTGGATAGACATTATAAGTTCTCCATAATTCTCATATCTGCTGCCGTATAATAGTTAAGTTCAAAGGCTTTCCCCCTACCAAAATTATTTCTGGTAGGTTGCTTATCAGTTCCATAGATTTTCTCAACGAAGATTTCACCAGACAAGGAAGGGATTACATAGCGGCCTGTTAATGATTGGTCAGCAAGACATTTCTTTTCAGATAGTAATACATTACCATCAACATCTGTGAGCGTCAAGAACCATCTGTCAAGCCTACCTTTGTATTTCAACTCAATAATAAACACAGAACCATCTAAAGTAACTGTTTGAGTTGACCATGCAGTATCTGGGACAGGAATATATTGTGACATTAATAATTTCCTTTCTTGTTAGGATTTACTGAATGAGTCTGTAAAGCATTCCCTTTACCTGCTGATTGGTTGGCTGAGGTTTGTCTGATTGCATTAGCTGCTCCAGCATTAGCTTTGTCACTAAATGTGGTTACACCTTTATTAGTGTTTGCAGATAAACCACAGTTACCTAGTGCTTTTTGCTCTGCACTAGAAAGAATCCTCACACCACTTGCTTGGATATCATAAAGCAATTGACAATTCAATTTACCACTTCCAAGAGATGTTGTAGTATTACCAGTGTTCTTTTTAGAAGTTACACCGTCATCTTTAGTTGTGGATGTTTTACCAGTTGCTGCACTAACATCTGTAGTCCCTACAACGGCTTTAAAGTTAATTTCTTGGAAGGTCATCTGAATACGAAGACCATTAGAAATTGTGTGTTCTTTAGAAGCTTTAAATTGGGTAATTACAGCGTCGTCAATCTTAATACCATCTTTACAGACGATTGAAATAATTTGCTTCTGGTCTCTCCAAGTCTCTACAGTTGAAATAAAGTTTTCTACTAATTGGCCTTGACGAGTACGTAGAAGGCTACCTTCGTAGCCAACTACCACAACACCAGAAATAGAAATTGTCTTAGGGGAACGTTGCACGTTGTCAGTAATAGTCTGACCACTTTGCATTGCTTGAGTAGTCACCAACATAGGTGAATCATACTCCATTTGCTCTGTTGCAGATAATGTCAAGAATGCGTCTACATTATCTCTAAGATGGAAATAAATACCATCCTTTCCAGAGTACTTGATTTGCATGTTGTTATCCCATAACATTAATTATCCTCTGGGTAAGCTGAGTTTAACAAAATATCTTCTTGGTTCTTGTTAGTAATATCGACCATCTTAGTAGCAATCTGGTTACCATCAAGGTTAAACGTGACATTAAGAGTCTGCTTAGTTTGCATAGGTAATCCAGAAGGTGTCATCATCATAGGGGTCTGATTGAACTTGTTTGCAAAGTTGTTTAAAGACTCTGACAAGTTGTTCATAATGATATCCCAATTTGACATACCATTATCAACTCTTTGGATGTTACCATCAGTGTCAGTCGTATATTGTGCAAACTGCAACTGTCCATTCTGGTCAAAGAACATTGGGCGTTTAGCGTTGGTAACACTTGATACAGCATCTTCAAAAGGTTTTGGAAGAGTGACCTCATTGTATCTCTTTCCAGCATTAGGGTCAGAAGACCTAGATAGTGCAATTGTTGCCAAGGCCACCTTTACTTGAGGTGGCATTAAAAATGGAGCTGCTCTTGGTGCAACTTTCTCAGCCACCTCAATGCCAAATCTCTGAAGAATCTTTCGTACAATTGCTGTATCAAAGAATCCAGTGATAAGCTTCGCCACTTTAGCGACCGTTGCTACAGCAGCACCAATAGCAATAACTGTTGCAAGGAACTCAGAAGCTTCTTTTACAAGTTTCTGTTGACTAGCATCTAATTCGTTGTAATAACCCATAGATAGGTAGTACAGCCCAGAGATTCTATACATAATGTCTGTAATGAAATCAAGTAAGTTTCCAGCACCTTTTAACAGGTATCCAATACCAGTACCTAAAGCTTCAGCAGTACCAAGGGAACCTTGTAAGAACATTGAAATTGAGTTAGACAACTGTGAAATACCTTCACTAGAGTTGTTAAACAGTGCTACGAGGGTATTGTCCCACATAGCTTTTGCTTGACCCATAGAAGTAGCTGTCTGCTTAGACACGGCATTCATACCACCTGCTGCTTCTACTAACTCTCTCATCTTCTCAGAAACTTGAGGAAGAACGTCTTTAGCAAGAAGTTTACCATCCTTCATCAGTTTATCCAGTTCCTGTGGGGTCTTACCAATCGCGTCAGCAAACAGTTGTACAGCACCAGCTAAACGGTCACCTAACTGTCCACGAAGTTCTTCAGCCTGAATCTTACCCTTAGAAGCCATCTGTTGGAAAGCAACCATGATACCTTTCAGGTCTTCGTCAGATGCCCCTCTAATACGGGCAAACATAGCAGCATTCTTATAGAACTCTTGAGTACCTTGGAAACCAAGTGTTGGTTGAGCACCAGCAGCAAAGTTTGAATACTGCTTCATAGTGTCTGTGTAGTTCTGTCCAATCTGGTGAGCGAACGATGCAGCGAACATTCTAGCTTGCTGTGTATCTGCTCCAAAGATTGCCGTAGAAGCTAACTGTGCAGATTGTCTTTTAACACCTGCATCAATAGTCTTCTGAGCCAATTCTAACATAGCGTATGCAGAAACAAAACCACCTACTAGTTGTCTTAGTGAAGAGTTTGCTCTATCCTGTAGCCATGCTGATTCTTTGACTGCCTTAAGTCTAGCATTTTCTGCAATTACCCATCTTTTGGTTGTGTCAATGAGTTTTTTAACTTCCATCTCATATTCACCAACCTTACCACTCCCTTTATACTTGTTATAGATTCCTTGCAAGTTGCCTCTGAAAGAAGCAGCCATTTGGTTACCCTGTCCACCAATAGTTTCAAGACGACGAGTAAGGCCAGAGTAGAAATTGTTATTAAACATTCTTTCCATTTGTCTCTGAGCAATATCAGGTCTAACTCTTGGTGAACCTCCACCAATTGGAGGATTAGAATTACCACGGCCTCTACCAACACCACGAATCTTGACTTTACCATCAACATTCATAGCCTGTCTTAGAGCCTTATTAATTTCTTTGGCAGTCTTCTTACCTTGTGTCTCTAATTTCTTCAGAGACTTTGCACCTTGGGAGTCTAAGTTAAGGGAGTTGTTCAGGGCTTTATTGATTCTGCCCGAAGCAGTCTGAGCGTTTTTAACAAGTCTGTTTAAAGCTTCTTGAGAGTTTTTATTTGGCTTCACAGCAAAGGCTTTATTCAGGTTTCTTTCAATTCGTTGTGCAGATTGCATAGCCATCTTTTCAACTCTTTGTAAACCCTTCACAACCTTTTCACTAAAGCCCAACTCAACAATAAAACTATCAACTGTATATTGTGCCATTAAATTTTACCTGCCTTTCTAAGTTCGTTGTAAGCAATTTCCTCTTTGTATGACCTCTGGATTTCCAGATACTGACGTAATGATAGTAGGTCAGTGAAGGACATAGAGAAAAGTTGGTCAAGTGTTTCTTTGCACCCTTCCATACCGTAAATAGCAAGCACAAATTTCATCTCATCTGCTTCTTCATAAGTTGCTTCTACAGCCCCATCAGTCAGTGGGGTCTGCATAGCATATCTTAAGCTTCCTGAGAAGTTAGGCTTTTGAAAATGCTTGCCTCGAAAAAACTTCCGAAATTAGCCTCCAGAGCAAATGCTAAGAAGTCAATAAATTCTCCGTAGTTTCCTTGGAAGTAAGAGTCAACTTTCAGTGGGAAGTCATCAACTGTTGCCCCCTGAAATAGTAATTCTGCCATTGAGTCAATATCCAACTCATCAATTCTGTCAAAGCAAGCTTCTACAAGTTCTTTAAATGGAACCTTCGGAGCTTCTTCAGCTTCTTTATTTCCAGTTAAACTAGAAAGCATCTGTGCAAATGTCGGTACAACTACTTTACCGAGCTTCATAGACATTTTAATACCTTCTCTTGCACCTAAAAGAATAATAGTTACTTTCTTTCCATTAATGTGTTTGGTTTGAGTCTTCATTGTGATTCCTTAAAATTATTGGTGTACAAAAACACAAAAGGGGAAGACCTTTTACAGTCTCCCCCTTATTAGGATTTATTAAACGCTTGACGCTGGTACTGTAGAAGTATAGTCTAAACGTTCGCATCCGAAAATCCACGTCTTAGAGTTCTGGTCACGACCTAACTCAACCTGTGGAAGTTCTTGCAACCAAGCATTAATACCAGTTGCCATTACAGACCCCGAAGGGTCATAGATTACGAAGTTAGAAGAGATATCTTCTTCAAGTTCCATATCGTCCTGTTTAGCTTGAATCGCAGAAAGAATCTGGTTAGATAGAGAGGTCTGCATTAGCTCAATCTCAATAGTGCCTGTCTTATCTGCGTTTCTTGTCAGAGCTACCTGACCACCTGCACCAACAACTGGTGTAACAAGTGGTGATGTTCTCTGTAGGCGTAGGAAAGAGTCTGGAGCAAAGCCTTCGATGGCAATACCATTCCAGCTACAAACTACGTCTTTAGGGGAATATTGCTGATACATAGCCATTCCAAAGTACTCCTATTATTCGTAAGCCACTGTACCTTTCAGGTCAACATCCAAGATAGCACCTGCGATAATACCGTGGAAGGTAATATCTTTCAGGATACGTGCTTTCTTGTCTGCTAAAGAAACCTGAGAAGCTTTAGGTACATTAACGGTGTAAGATGATAAAAAGTTTCTGTTAACCGCTCTCTGAAGAGATGTTTCAATGACTTGACGAATACGAGTAATACCAGTATCATCATAAGTAATCTTACCACCCTTCTGATTAATTAGCAAGTCTCTCAGAGAAGTTTTCAAGTCAGAAGTCAGCCAATCGACACCACGAACGATATCAATCCATTCCCCACCTGAAGTGATACCTCTACGCACAACCGGAACACCACCATCAAGGTCAATGAAGTTACAGCTACGTGCATCTAGTGCAGATTTCTGAATGCTTGTCAGAGGTCTCTTGTTAGCTGGCTGATAAGATGTTTCAACACCCGTCAACTGAGCGTTACCCCAAGCAATGGAACCTGCGTCATATGGAGCACCGTAAGCAATGTAAGCCATTTCTGGGTAGTCGTATCTTGCAGTGTGATGCCACAAGCAAACTGTACGAGTGTACTTGGATTTAGCAAGCTGTGCTGGTACGTCTGTAGCAGAAGCTAGGTCGGTTCCCTGTAGAGCTTTCACATCAGAGTTAGCTGTGAAGAAAATCTTCTTACGAGCCTGAATTTCAGATGCCATTGCCAAGACAAACTGTGAAGTTCTGTCTTCTGTTGCAATGAAGTACCAATCTGTTGAGTACGTTTCAATTGCAGAGAGAGCAGTTGATGCACTGTCAGCAGTCGTAGAAGAGATTGAAAGAGTCTTACCAGTTGTGGTAACTTTTACGAAATCATTATCACCTGCTTTGGAGATAATCATTGTAGCTGAGTCACCAGCACCTGTTACATTAACCTGAACATCATCTTTAACAGCAGGGCTTGCTTCAATCTGAGTTTTAAATTCATTCAGAACAATCAGGGCTGTATCATCGGCCTTAGCTGTGTACTGGAATGGCTGAGATACACCACCACCTACAGCAACTGTAAGAGAGTATTCTGTGCTCTCAGCAACGGCATCAGGAACAGCAACGGTATACTGCATAGAACGTCTACCAATATAAAGTTGAGTTACTTTTGGAGTCTGACTCCATAGCTGTTTTGCAGCTTTGTATGCAGCAGAACTTTCATCAAAGTCTTCGGCAACTTCAGTTAGTGAAGTATAACCACGAATTCTTTCTTCAAAGTTATCTGTTGAAGCTAAGAATAATGGCAGTCCAAAACCTTCTCTCGTAGTCCCTGCTGTGTTCAATGTAATATCTACATTAACAATTGGATTCCACATTTATTTTACCCCTTTGGAGTCTACATCTAGATGGATAGTATATTCTGGTGGCTCCTGTCCTTCCTCATAAACTAACTCACCATCAACAATGACACGTTCAATAATACTTCCACGTTCATCTTTTAATACTGAATTTTTTACGAGTGTTACAACAAGAGGTGCAGAATTTTCAAAGTCTGTATTAAGATAAGTGTAATCATTTGGGATAGCTCCGGTATCAAGAACAGATGCTCCTGTTTCCTCAGCTAATAAATCCCTTGTGGAACTCATCTCTAATCTCTGTTTTAGCTCTAGCATAATACTATGAGCACCTTTACCATTCACAGTAATTAACACTGGAATCTGAAAAGCAATTCTATAACAAACTACATCATCTTCCACGAATTTATCAAGTACCCACCCATAAGGCGTTGTAGCATCTTGACAGTAAACTGTAATAAATGGCTGGTCAGGTTTTAGACCTTTATCATTTGAGTTGTCAGATGGGTATGCCCTGATAACGTTTGGTCTGTTATTCTTATCTCGTGCTAGACGGTGACCAATAACATCAACCAAAGTTCTGACAATCCCTTTCTCAAGTTCTGCTGTTTCTAACTGCATTCATCTTATCCCTTCTAATGATGATATATTCATAATGGGATGTGTGAGCTAACTGTTCTGACCAATCCATTGTCATAAAGACTTCGTATTCGTGTCCTTTAATCATAACAATATCAGCCTCAGTCCAATCAACGTCATCTGACGTTCTTAACTCAGCTACAGTGAAAAGGATTCTTGTATCTGTCAGTCTGATACCTTCAGGTAAAACAATCTGTGTACCATTCTTTACAGAACCCTTAATATAAGGTTGAATATTACCTTTGCAGTTTACCTCAACAATATCTTGAGAAGCAATCCAATCACCATCGTTATTGTAATAGCCGTCTTCAGATACTTTGCGTTTAACTACAAAGCTGTGTCTGTTTAAGAGTCTCATTTCTTAATGCCCTTTTTAGTAGAAATTTTATAAGCAAGGTTTTCTCTTAAGTCACCTGTTTCCACAAGTGGAGCGTTAAAACCTTTTTTAGCTACTGTGGAAGGTGCGTTAGGAGGAAGGATAGCAGTATTACCAAAACCTCTTTTAATTGCCCCTTGAGCACTCTTTGCGAATGCTTCCAAGGTATTTGAAGGGTCTACAGTAAGACTGTTTAGTTGCTTATAGAGATTCTTCTTAGTCTGCTCTAACAAGGTCTGTTTGTGTAGCATCATAGTGATTTCAAACAGCCTACGATAAACCTTACCAGAAGCTGAGGGAACCCCTATAACTTCGTGTAAGTACATTAAAGCAGGATAAGAAAAACCAGAGCTATGTTGACCTTGTTCTTGAAAATACCCAACTTGAGCATTAGCCGTTTGCAAGTTCTTCATAGCCCCGACTAATTTAGCTCTAGCGGGGTGAATAACCCTTTTTACCATTATTCATCTCGCTCAATTACAAATACGCCATTAACACGATTGCAGTAATCTCTACCCTCGTATCTTGCAGCATCGCCATATTCAGTATATTTCTTGACAGAGCAAGGATTTTGACTACGCATATTAATATCACACTGATTAATACCACCTACATAGGGTAGTCCTGAAACAGAGCTTTTAATAAGGTCGTCATAAACAGCTTTCAGAGATTTGAATCTGGAAGAGTTACGTAAATAAACACCACCAACTTTCTCATCTCCCATCTTGGCTACTTGAAAGAGTAAATATTTAAGAGCTTTGATGGCTGCTTTCTTTTCATCCTTTCCAGATTCTTGGTAGAACCACTCTAGCACCGATTGCTCAATAAGAATTTCATCATTATTAGTGTCGGTGCAGAGAATTCTAACTCTATCAAGAGGGTTATTGGCGGGGTCGCCTGTATAACACATTATAACCCTCCTTTCAAGTCTTAAGCAGCGTCAGAACGAACGTCTACCAGTAACTGAGGGCGTGTGCAGTATGGCAGCATGTAAGAGTGAGCTTCGAAATCAATACCTTCGTCACGGTCTTTTTCGTATTCAAATACGTACAGTTCCTGACCAAGAGTATTTGCATAACCCATCTTAGGACATGGAGCGTAAGCCACTTCAAAGATGTTGTTAGCTTCACCCAACATTGCTACGTTAGGGAATGCGTGACCTACACCTACAGTTCCATCCTGAGCAACACCATCAATGCTCACCAGAGTGTGGGTCTTGTTACGCTTATCTTTGAACTTACCGTTGTACTGGACAAACTTAACACCACCATAGTAGAACGTGTTCATATGAGCCTGAACACCATCAGCACCACCAGTTCTCAGAGAGCCAGTAATCTGTTGCCATGCCAGAGGAGTCTGTTGAGCCAGATACGCATCACGAATCTTCGGATGCTTGATAAGCTTACTGAAGAAAGTTCTGTCAACAACGATATGAATTTCTTCACCGTTGATTACAGTACCTGTCTTAGCTTCGTCTTCCATGTGCATACGCAGGTCTTCAATGTGCGCATCGATATCAGAGTTAGGGTTGTCAAGGTCGAAGTAGATAGTCTTCTTAGTAACATCGAACTGCTTGTACAGGTCAGCGTACAGAACACCGTTAGCGTCGATTACTTTACCCTTCAGAGCTTGCATGAACAAGAACTCACGAGTAATATCGAACTTGGTACGAATCTTCATCAGCTTCTTAGCACGAACGATAGCTTCAGTAGTCAGTTCGTTTGCAGTGCCTGGCTGACGTACACCCTGAATCTCATCAGGAGTAATGCTTTCAACTTCCTTGAAATACATCATTGGGAAGCTAATCTGCTTAACTCTCTCTGGAGAGCTTGTTTCAGCCTTACGGCTGGTACGGTCTACAGCGTCAAGCAAGCTAATGTCCCAATCAGTCAAGTCCATCAGGAAAGTTGTCTGAGTCTGTGGAGCAGAACGGAAAAGACCCAAACCGGAAATATAACCGTAAGTATTTGGGATAGACTGAACTTCGCCAGTCAGGTCAGCAAGGAAAAATCTGCTTTTTTCAGAATTAGTTAATGCCATTATAAAATTCTCCAGAATGTCTTATAATTAATTACAGGCCAGTTGGTACAAAATCAATGCCTTTCGCTTTCAGGGCAGCTTTAACAGCAGCAGCGTCAACACCATCTTCAAGTGTCAGCATGTCCTTCAGTTCGGCGTCACGGTAGATACCAACAACTTTCAACTGACCATGATAAGACAGTTGTAGGTCTGCGTAGAAGTTTACGATACAGATAGAATCAGCCTGAGCTTCTTGACCAGCAGCTACTTTAGAGCCGTCAGCTTTCAGAACTTCACCTACACGGTATTCTGTGCTCGCTACAGGAGCATACTCTTTACGAGAGTGACCAGTTGGAGTAATCTGTTCCCATAGGATGATATCATTCAGAGGTTCTCTGTTACCCAAGTGTGTAAAACCTTGATATGCCATTATTTGTGTTCCTTATTTGATAAGAGATTTCAAAGCATTCTGGAGAGCCAGTTTGCGTTGGTCAGGTTCAGCATTTGCTTCGGAAGCTGGTTTTTCAACTTCAAGTTCTGCTTCACCGTCATTGCCAAGTTCTTCCATTGCGTTTGAGTGTTCCAGAACAGCACCAGCAGTTTCTTTCAGCTTAGTGATTTCTGTGTCCTTCTCAGACATGGCAGAAGCATGGGACGCGATAGTTTCATTAAGTTTCTGGTTAGCACCTTCCATAGCATTCATAAACAGAACACTCAGAGGGTTATCAAGACCAGCACCTAAAATAGCTGTTGCAGCTTCTTTTGCATCAAACCCAAAAGCTTCGGCAGAAGCAGAAATCTTGCCAGTTAAATCTGACAGAGCAGCTTCTTGTTCTTTAGCTTTCATTTGAGCAACCTGAAGACGCAAAGCTTCTAGTTCTTGCTTTTCTTGTTCAGTCATTTCTTCACCTGAATTGTTAACGTTTAAACTTACAGGAGCTTCTTCAGAACCTTGTAAGTAATTTAAGAAATCATCTTGAGACATGATTGAATTAATTAAACCAAGTTCAAGAGCTTCCTGAGCAGAATAAACATTCGCCTCAGTATTCTTTACAGCTTCTTCAGAGATATTACGAGATTCTGCAACAAAACCTGTAAAGGTTGAGTAGGTGTCGTCAATACGTTTCTGAAGTCTTGCTTTACTTTCTTCTGAGAGAGTTTGGAATGGGGAACCCATACCTTTAAATTCTCCAGCTTTAATAACGTTAATTGTTACGCCATTCTTTTCAAATGCCTTAGTTAATTCTTGGTGAACCATAATTACACCAATTGAACCAACATCAGCATCTGGAGAAGCAATAACTTCGTCAGCAGAAGATGCAAGAGCATATGCAGCGGAACATGCGAACTCATCTACATAAGCAATAATTTTCTTTTTGCCTCTTGAGGCCATGATATGACGTGCCAACTCAAAACAACCTGACGCTTCACCACCACCTGAATCAATATGCAGCAAGATAGTATTGATAGATTCATCTGCTAAAGCTTCGTCGAAGCCTCTGCGTAAACCTTCATAAGAACTTAGACCACCAGTACACATAGCATCCATAAAGGTCATACGATGTGTAAGGCCACCCATAATAGGGATAATAGCAATGTCATCTTTTACTTTTAAAAGACTTCTTGCTTCACCTTTAGGTTTGTCAAAGTTTACTGCTGCTTGAACTTCACCTAACAGACGGTTATTAACATAAGTCGCTGCTGAGTGAGCTAGTGATTCTGTGGCTAGTAAAGGCTGGTTGAATAATCTATCAGCAAGTCTGAAGATATTCGAACTCATTCTTTTTCACCCTATTTGTTTAAATCCACAGATACTGAAGAGATAACATAAATACCTTCTTCAGCAAAGAATTGAGGACTACTTAAAGCACCCGTTGCCATGCACTTGTTATTGTCATCCCACAGGCTATAATGAGAAACCGTAGCAGAAGCTGGTACAGTAATATTAACTGCATCTTCTGAGGCAATTAGCCCGTTGTTAGGTTCTGAAAATAGAATAGCCACTGGCTGAGTAACCTTGTTTGCTGTAGGGTCTGCCGTTGGGTCTACATTGTGTAAAACAATTGTCGTCGGGGTTAGTGTGGCTAGGATTTTATTCTTACCATCAATAGTTAATGTTCCCATTAATTAAACCTTACTTTCTGTTTAAGGGCTGTTGAATGGTTACCAGATTCATCCACCACATTTACAATCATATCATAAACTTTACCTTTGACAAGTACTTTGTAATCATTTTGTGAAAAAATGTATTCAAGTCTGTTAGTCTCTTTGTTTACTGTCATAGGGGATTGAAATGCTGTGTCAATGGTAATGAAAGCAGCTTCAACGCTGTTAACGTTAATACGTTTATTCTCACAGTTATATAACTTTACACCCAAAAGGCATGAACTGTCAAATGGAATTTTAACAATTTCGTAACAATTTTGTGAAATAAACGATTTTCCGCTCATTAGAGCATCAAGTAACCTGCAAATTGTGAAAACATTCGAGGTTCCACCATCACTAACAAACCCTGTAAGGCTGACCCTTGAGCCAGCCTCCACAGTTAAATTGTCAGTAATGACTAAGACACCTCTATAAGAATGCACTCTCGTAGCATTGGAAATAGAGATAACTTCTGCCATTATTTGTTTGCCTTATTAGCTGTACTTGGGTCTTTTGCTGAAGGAGTCTTAGCAGTTCCCTCTCCAGCAGTCTTATAACCATCACCAGAACGACTCTGAGTATTTGGAGATAAAGCTTCAGACACAGGTTTAGATTCATCAGCAGGTGGCAAGCCAATATTCTCTCTAAGCTTATCTGACAATTGCTTGTCAACTTCCATAGCACCAACTGCAACGGTCTTCTGAATATAAGCACCGATAGCTTCTAGGTCTGGGGTTTCAATATCGTCATAGACAATTTCGACGTGTTCTTCATCATCCCACATATTAAGAGCATAAGTCTGTGCTACTAGGTCACGATTAATAACGTTCTTAATTTGTTTCAGAAGAATATCTACAGACATTGCCAGTAAGCTTGTCTTAGAATCTGCCAAAGAGAATGAACCGTACTTTGATTGTCCCATTGCAAGTACATCGGACATAAACGCCATCATAATCTGTTTTGAATAACGGTCAATGATAGCCCCTGTGTCGTATGCTTTAGCACCCTGTCTAGAAACTAGGGAGAACTCGAAAATATCCTCTTTAGTTTCTGGGTCGATAAATCTAGGCCAGATTAAACCTGCTCGGTCATTTGCAATCATATCATTTACTACAGCTTTGCAGTATTCTACGAAAGCTTTCTTTTCAGGTTCTGCATTCTCATCCAGATAATCAGGTGGTAAACCAATCTTTGGCATACCTACTAAGTCTCTGGAAACACCTACAGCTTCGTACTCTTCAATCTGAACTTTATATTTCCAAGGTACATAAGCATTAAGTAATGGTGAACGTCCCTCTGGGTTTCCATATTCGTCGTCATATTTGAACAGCATAAATTTACTTCTTGGAAGTTTCCTTGTCAGAGGTCTTTCTCCAAGATTAATTGCTCCAGCAATATGTGAAACATTTCTAAGGTTCTGTCTAACACCAATTACTTTTCTGTAGTCTTCGTCAAAATACCACTTATCAAGAGTTGACTGATTTCTAATTGGGAGTTTAGCCCAACCAATTAATCCGTCATTATATCTTGAAGGATATTTCCCTTTATTACCCTGACGCTTCTTGTAAACTTTCTCATTCACGCAGAATCCGTAAGTACAGAATGACATTACAGAGTTAATAAAGTCAGCCCAATCATGCTCCATGTCATCCATCAGAGAGTTAAAGAAGTCTGCTCGCTCAATCATCTTCTGGTCTTGCTCTTTACCTTTCGGTGGAACAAATCTCCAGTTGACTTTTCTAACAAACATCTTAATAATGTTTACAGATGCTGCTACAGCAGGGTCACGCATCATAAGTTGGAAAGTCTTGATACTTTCTGGGAATCTTAAGGCTTGTCTAGGTTCTTCATAGATTCTTCCATTACGAACTTTGATACCAAGACTCCCAACCTCACCCATTCTAAATGGTGGTAGGCTTTCTTGTGTTTCTGTAATATCTGTCATTCATCTCACCGCTTCATTAGCGTCTAAGTCCCTCATAAGGGTTATTTCTCACTAAATCTGTGTGAGTTCCCATTGAAGGTGGCTTAAACAGTTTTACCTCATTGAGACTGTTGAAAGCATCACTTGTAGCATCCACTTGGTCATCCTTGGTCTTACCATCTCCACAAAAACCTTCTAGTTCTTGGAAGTAAGCTTCGTTCCAGCTACCTCTGACAATCTTAACCAATCCTGCTTCAGAAGCAGCAGAGAAACCCGCAAAACGGGTGACTTTATCTTTGTTTGTTGGTTTTGCTCTTGCTCTGTAGCCTTTCTCAGCAAGCTTTCTGATAAGGGATGTTGCGTAGGATTTACCAGCAGCGCCGGGGTCTTGAGGGATAAAAATACCTGTGCGCTTACCGTCGCTTTCAGCAGTCAAGTTAATTTGTGTCTCGACTCCAGAAGGTCTATCCCTAAATCTTACTACGTTCATGACATAATAGCAACCATCTTTTTTAGATTTAGCCATTCTGACACCCGCTGTCCAGTCAGGGTTAGGGTTGACTTCAGATGGTAAAGTAGCCGCTAAGTCCCATGCTCGAACATCAAAGATATCTGGTGGAACACTGTCAACAATCTCACACCATTGCCTTTGCCAATAGTTAGAACCTTCAGCACGAGCTTTCCAGTTACCAAAACGAAGTCTTGCTACGTTAACTGGAGTGTTGTTTTCAAGCTTACCACGATACTTAGGCTCCAAGAAGTCAAGGATTGGGTTATCATCAATTGTACCAGAAATGAAGGTATATGTTTGAGGAATCTCAAGAGGAAACATTTCGAGAATCTTATCTCTGTCCCAATCAGAAACCATCACACCATCATTCATAACATACCAACGAATTCTACCGCACTTGTCAGGGTCTGGATAACCGTCTTCATCAAGGAAAGGTTCTACCCAATCATAGATGAAGTGGTCTCTATCAGGGTTCATAGAAATCTTCATGTATGAGTCACCTTCAGCACCAGAACGTAAACGTGTTTGCAGATATGAAATCTGTGAAGCTGAGAAGTGTGTACCTTCGTCAAAGTAGATAGCAGAGTATTCAATCCCTTGGTGACCTTCTGAGTGTTTTTCAAGTTCCAAGTAAGTAAACTTAATAGTAGCTCCTGAAGGGAATGTAATAGTCATTTTCTGTTCGTGTGGAGTACCACCAAACTTACCAAATAGCTTTTTAGCAGCAGGCCATAAACCCCCTTGTAGCTGCGTAGTATTTCGACGGAAATATACAGCATTATAGTTAGGGTCTTCAATGAATCGTAATGAGTCCATTAAAAGGGCAGCCGTTTTACCAGCACCAGCAGCACCACCATATAGCACCAAGTCAGCATTAGTGTTCAAGAATACTTCCTGAGACCCAGGCTGTGGAGCTACGTAGTTCTTGTCAGTCATCAATTTAAAGATGAGTCTTACTTGGTCTGGTGAATATCTTAATAAAGTCAGAATCTGAGTAGGAAGGAATTTAGACGGGTCTTTACCAAATGATTTGATAATTTCTTTTACTTCTTCAGAAAGCCCCAACTCTCCAGCTAGGACTTTCCTTACATCTTCCACTCGCTTCTGCTTAATAGCATTTAAATCCATTAAGCACCTCTGCAAATAGAATTATTCAGGTTTAGCTTCTTCTTCTTTACATACACCAAACTTGGCATCTACAGCATCAAGAAGACTGTCCATTGTTGCTTCTTCTGGTTTAATACCGGTAGCCGTAATTAGACGTTCAGCAATAGACATGATAGTATTTTTCAGCAGATTAACTTGCTGCTGTGCTTCGTAAAAATCTTTATAAATGTTAGTCTCGTTCATTGTATTTCTCCAAAGATAATAAGTTAATGGTTCCCCTGAAAAAAGACGGCGCAGAGACCGTCAAGGAGAAACCACAATGTATGTCAGAGACATACTGTATAGGTCTTTCCTATAAAGTATAACTCTATAAAAAAGCCCTGTCTAAAAATACTCTCCGGTAGCGAAAGGGAGAATACTCATAGCAGGGCATATATACTTTGAGAGAGAGATATTAAAGTAAATTGGAGCATTGGAAGGGACTCGAACCCTCATAAACCTGTTTTGCAGACAGGTACATATCCATTTCTGACACCAATGCAAAATTTGGAGGAAGATACCAGACTTGAACTGGTACACCAATTTCTCAGCTACTGGCAGTTTAGCAAACTGCTCCCTTACCTTTTAGGGTTAATCTTCCAAATTATTTGTTTAGAGCTTCTTTCATCTCTGGAGTTGCAATTGTATCAATTACACCCGTCTTACAATCATCGTTAAACCAATCTGGTAAAACATTTGCAAGGAAACCATTAATATTGGTTTTTAGATACTCTGCAATCATTGCTGCTTCGTCTGCAATCATCTGAGCCACTTCATTAGCGTAGGCAGTAATCTTTGCCATACCTTCATTAATCGCTGTAACAGCTTGTGTAGCGAGGTCAGAGATGGTTGCTAGTCCTTTATCAATTGCATCCTGTAAGTCGCTTAGAACGCTGTTTACGGCATCTATGGAGGTGTTAATCAAATCCATAGCCTTGTTACCGTATTCAGTAGCAACTCCCATGATTCCACTAAACGGTGTACATCCAACTTGTTCACCCGCTGCTCCCATAACATTAGAGTATCCTTTGGCTACCTGCATACGCTGTGAAAACTCATCTACAGACTTCTGTCCATAGTCAGTTAAAGTAGTTGTCGTTGAAGTGGTGCTACCAAGGCTTGTTGTAAAGCTGCTTAGTAAGGCAGTTGTCAAGCCAGCAGCAATAAGGATTTGCTGGGTAGCTGGGTCTGATACAGAACTAATTGAAGTGATTAATGACTGAGAAGCAGCAACTGTACCACCAAGAACTGCTGCACCAGTAATAAGAGGGTTAGAGAACCCGTTACCGGATTTAAGGAGATTGAAAATCTCTTTACCTTGTCCTGTCATCTCTTTCATTATGCACCTATAAAGTTGGTAGCCCATCGGGATTTGAACCCTGTTCTCATGTTTTTCAGACACGCGCTTTAACCATATAAGCTAATTGAGCTATTAAAATTGGGGTGACCTACGGGAATCGAACCCGTATAGACCATGTTCACAGCATGGGTCATTATCCATTTATGATAAGGCCACATTTAAGGACTCTCGTAAGAACCCTTAGAAGTGGCAGCAGTGTAAGGATTTGAACCTTAATCTTTCAGCTTCAGAGGCTGGAGCATTGCCAGTTATGCTACACTGCTAATATTTGGTACTCCATATCGGATTCGAACCGATACATAACACAGATTTTAAGTCTGGCCTCTCTGCCAATTGGAGTAATGGAGCATTGGCGGGGGATGTTGGAATTGAACCAACTTCTTCGATTTCAAAGACCGAGGTTTTAACCTTGTAAACTAATCCCCTAACGAACTCTTGTCAGGATATATGCGTTATTACACGTATCCTGATTTTCTGGTAATAGCGTTTCAAATATGATTTGATTAAATTCAATTCCTGCAAAACCATGAACAACCTTCATAGCTGCTATTGGGTCACATTTCCAACCTACAAGAATGAAGTCAGTGTCCCCAACTTGTGTTGTTTCAATCTTGTCAGCATCTTTATGCCTTTCAATAATGAGTTTACGCATATAATTACCTTCTAAAATTTGTGCAGAATAAGGGATTCGAACCCCTAACTAACAACTTCGTAGGTTGCTGCTCTATCCATTTGAACTAATTCTGCAATATCTTTTCGAGATTCCTGTCTAGCTTTCTTCTTATCTCTTCTGAGAAAGCGTCTACGATGGTCTGTACGCCACTTGTAGTAATCTTCTTCACCATCGTGAGAAGCACAGCAACCACAACTTGCAATTTCAACTTTACCGTGTCTACCATAAGGCTTCATAGGAATCTCCTAAAATTTGGTGTTCCAAGACGGATTCGAACCGTCACTAATACAAGGTTTGAGCTTGCATCCTCTGCCAATTGGGATACTGGAACTTGGTACTCGCTGAAGGACTTGAACCTTCTTCACCAACTTGTAAGGATGGGGCTTTACCATATAAACTAAGCGAGCTTTAAAGAGGTCTGAAGTTGTGCCGCTAACTCAACTCCGTGGAATTTGTTACGGTCTTCAGTTGACTCAAGCGGTCTTTCACTTGACCTCAAATTGGTGCTCCCACAAGGATTCGAACCCTGATAAGTTGCTTACAAGACAACCGTAATAGCCAGTTATACGATAGGAGCATGAATTGGAGCATCCAGAGGGAATCGAACCCTCAACCTCAGTTTGGAAGACTGTAATTTTCCCGTTTAAACTATGGATGCACTAATTGGTGGAGAAGCATGGAATTGAACCCTGTACTTAAGTTTGCAAAACTTATGTTTTAACCATGTAAACTACATCCCCAATGTTTGGTACAGGTGGAGGGAATTGAACCCATCGTCTTACTGATTAAGAGTCAGCCGCATAACCATTTTGCTACACCTGCATTAATTTGGTACACCTAGAGAGAGTCGAACTCACACTGAACAGATTCTAAGTCTGCTGCCTCTTCCAATTGGGCTATAGGTGCATTAAATCTTTGTAGAGAACTTCCAAGACCCAAAGCAACAATGGTATAGTTTGCCTCAGAAGTTATCTAAAAAGACCTAATCAGTCTTTGCATAGTCTTGTTTAATCCGGTGACTAGAACCTTTGGAGAGCTTGATGCTATCTCTTCTCCGTGACACCTACTAGGTGCTTTCTCAACATCGTGTACGACAATACACGAAGTGAAACCTAACGCAACATCCGAACGAAGCGCGGCTTTAAATCTTATTAGGCGGTAAGTAAAGGAGTCGAACCCTCACCGTATCTCTACAGTGGCAACTGTTTTCAAGACAGTTTGGCTACCATTAGCCGCTACCTACCCCTAATAAGACTTTGGCATGGGACGGAGGAGTTGAACCCCTTTGAAACGGTGTTGGAAGCCGTTGCTCATGCCTTAGAGTCTTAACATCGTCCCATATTATAATTCGAAGCTTACCGTATTATCACAACACTGTAAAGCCCCTTCTCAGAATATTTTTACATGCTCTGGAAACATGAGATACAGACCACCTCCTTACAGGAGACCCGTTAAGGTCGTCTAAGCAATCTGCTAACTAATACTTTGCATGTCTTACCCTATGGCAATTTGAACATAGCAAAACACATTTGTCAAGTTCGTTCTTTAGCTCCTGAGAGAACTTAAGACTTTTTCTATGACCAATGTTAAAATCTTTCTCTGAAGGATTCAAATGATGGAAGTCATACACTGCTGGATGATACCTTTTACCACAATCATGACAAACCCCACCTTTGTACTCAACAGCTGAAAGTTTAAGTGCTCTTTGTCTTTCTATGGTTTGCTCATTAACACACTTTTTACAGTATGAATGAGTTCTCCTACCATCTTTCATGTAGAAATCATTTTCATCCTTGCTAAGTTTGCACCTAATACAAGTCTTCATGATTTCATCCAAAATTGGTCGAGGCGGCAGGACTCGAACCCGCATACTCCACTTACTCGGTTAACGGCGGTTTAGAAGACCGCTGAGATACGCCCCGTAATTAACATTTTAAAGGGTACTCATTGCATTTAAGCCAAGCCCCATAAGGGATACCCTTTAGAATGTCGCCCACTTTATTAATCATACCGTGGGCTAGTACGCCAAATTCTTTGATGAGGGATTGGAAGACCTCACTGGTGTTTAGCCTATTAAGCTACTGCCAGAAAAACATTATCGTTTGCATTTATTTTTAAGTTTGCAAAATAGACGCTACACTAACGAAAACTATTCAGAATATGTACAACAAATTTCCCCACATTGTGTTACGTCTAACGCTCATGTATTGGTGTTTGAATTATACATATTATGAAGTATTTTAGTTACTATAAAGTGGTCACATGTTAATGTCAACAACTTTATTGGAATTGGTTGTAGGTGAGGGTATCGAACCCTCTTCTAACGGTTATCAGCCGTTTGCATTACCATTTATGCTAACCCACAATTGGAGGTTCAGATGGGAGTCGAACCCACATTCATAGGGCTTATGAAACCCTTGCATTACCTTATCTGCGACTGAACCGTAATAAGTTGCCCTTTGGAGAAGAATTGATTTTTCGTGGGTGTTTCCAGCCGCGAAGTAGGTATTCTTCAATTAAGGGCGAATTTGGTAGAAGTGGAGGGATTCGAACCCATCGCCTGTCAGATTAAAAGTCTGCCGCATCACCATTCTGCTACACTTCCATTAAATCATCTTTGCAGTAACCTACGCAAACCTTGCTAAAGGGTTTGTAGAGTCATCTCTTAGTAAGCTAATCTAGAATCATGCTCAAGAGATTCATCGGCACTCATGGGACGATATATTAGCTCCATAAGTCACTGCAAAGAGGATTACCAGACCGTATCATCTTAAGTGCTGCCATTACACCAACACGCCGTAACGTGTGAAGGAATCGAACCTTCGCCCTTTCTTTCATAGAGAATTAGATTGTTTAACTTGCTGTAAACGGTCTTCTGTAAATTTGTTGGAACCAGACCAAGTTTTAAATTTTTCAAATTAATTGGCTTGAAATATTTTTGTTGCTTGCTGAATTTGGTCTTCTGCTCCTTTAAAGAATACTCGCAAGAACTCTTTAAGGGAGGGGCTAAAAAGCCCTTCTCAAAATTGGCGGTTACGATGGGATTCGAACCCACATCTTCCTCCGTGACAGGGAGGTATTTTAACCAGATTAAACTACATAACCTTTATTTGGTGCGCCGTGAAGGAGTCGAACCTACCGAGTCGTAATGACAAGTGATTTACAGTCACCACCGCTTCCATCTACGGGATAACGACGCATTTAAATTTTGGCGGTTAGTCAGGGATTCGAACCCTGTGCCATTCGGTTAACAGCCGACCGCACATGCCTTATGTGCTTCCTAACCATGTTTAACATTACCAGACCGTATTCATTTTAATTTTCCGATAAAATTGTTTGAATTGCTGTAAACGGTCTTCTGTAAATTTGGAGGCGGGTGCAGGAGTCGAACCTACCGATACCATGCTAATGAGACATGTGAGACGCCCTTTCTCTATACCCGCAATTCTTAATGACCAGACCAAGCTTTTTATGTTTTCTATGCGCGAAAAGTAAAAGTTGTTTGCTGTATTTGGTCTTCTGTCAAATTTGGAGTCGTAGACGGGATTCGAACCCGCGAGCAACTGATTGAAGGTCAGGTGGCTAACCATTTGCCTTCTACGACATTAATTTGGTCTCTGTTAGAGGACTTGAACCTCTGGCCTTACCGCCCCAAACGGAACGCTCTACCAAACTGAGCTAAACAGAGATAATCTTTTTAACAACCTATGTAACAACTATAACACTATTTTTTAGTGTTTGTCAAGAGGTTTTTTAAAATAATTTGATTTATTTCAGAAAACTTCTTTTTCGTTTCTATGTAGAACATATTAAAGGGTATTAAACACTTTGTCAATACCCTTTTTAAAACTTTTTACCAATCGTAGCGTTCAATCATTACTGCTTTGAGCATTACGCTGATAGGGTCAAACTTCTCACCACCAAGCAAAGCTTTTAAGGTGGCTGGAGAGAAACCTGAAACCATTGCTACTCCGTTATCCTTTACAGATACTTCGCAATTACCGTTACGGTCAGCTAAGTACCAGAATACCAGTTGTGGCATCTCATATCCAGCTTTTTTGTACTTACTCTGAATTGCTTCAAAGTTAGTAAGACCATTTGCACCATCAACCTGATTGAATTCCATATCAGAGAAGATAATAAGCTTACTTGGCATAGCTTCTTGTGTCAAGCCATTTTTAACACCAATTTCAAGAATTCTGTCAAATGCTGCTTGAAGGTTAGTTGAACCATACTCAACATGAGACATTACCTGACGCTTACGTTGTGCTAAATCTCCACTCAGTGTAATAAAGTGAGGTCTGCTGGAGTAAACCATTAACTCATCTTTAAAACAACCTGTGTTGCGTTCTGCGACGTATAATGCAAGAGACATACCAATATCTAAAGCAGTAACTGCACCGTGTCTTTCCCAAGTCATAGAGCTTGATACGTCTGTCATGCAGAGAATGTTTTCACCATCTGCCATCCAGTTTGATAAAGCTTTCCATTGTTCATTGGCAACTGTAGCGTTTCCGTAATTTACTGACTTAATCACATCGTATGGGTAAACTGCACCAGCATTAATCTTGGTCTCACCTTTAGTAAGAGCTTCAATGTATGCTTTGTAACGCTCACCATCTTTACGACCGAAAAGCTTCTGGTAACGTGCAGCAGCCAGTGAAGGGATTTTACTGTAATCAATCTCTCCAAAAGCATTTGCAGAAATCTTCTGCTCAACCGTATCAGACAAGGCTGACAGTAACAGTCGGTACTCTTTCTGACTTAGCTTTGCAAACTTACAGAAGCGGTTTACAAAGTTCATATGACGACGCTTAACCCTTGGCAACCACTTTGCAGCTAACTGTGCAGTGTTAGGGTCTAACAGTGCTGCTTCAAGTTGTTTGAAAGCATCTGTTTCGTATCGAGTACCTACGAAGATTTTAAAGTCATCATAACGGCCTAGTTCAGAAATCTTTTCCATGATACGTAGAACTTGGAAAGAGTCTAGGATGTTGCTTTTGATGGATTCAGTCAAAACAGTTCTGAACGCTTTACGCTCACCCATACCTTCTCGTGCATCTCGCATATGAAGCAGGATTCGTACAGCAACATCAATATCTTCCCGTAAAGCTTTGTAGAAAAGATTTGGAAGTTTCTCTACGTAGTTGCGGCTAGAGCCAGCAGCTTTGTAGAAGTCTACCGAGGCTGACATTGAAGAGGTGTGGTTTACAGCACCATTTTCAGTACGACCTTGATGAAGGTTTGAGTGGTCAAATAATTCGCTCATGTTTATCTCTCTTCTCTCATTTGTTGTTTGATGTGACAGACTCTAAAGTAACCAATAAAGTCTGTCAACACCTTTTTAAATTATCTTTTAATCGCTGCCACTGGAGAGAACGTTGGTTTATTCTCCTGTGGAGTATTACCACCGATGTTATCAGGGTTCTTCTTGTTATCAACCGCAATAGCTTTCATCTCACCTGCTGAGTGGGTCATGATGACCTTACCAGCCTCCATCATAGATTTTAACTGAACATCATTTGGTGAAAGACCAAACTCTGCAAGTTTTACAGGGTCTCTGGTGACGATTGCTTCAAACAACTTTGCAGCAAACTCTGCTGAGTTGTCAATGGTTAATTGGGCTTTTACAAGAGAACTCTTGTTACGGGAACCTTTTGGTCTCCCTGATGGGTTACCAGATTGGCCTTTTTTGAATTGGCCTTTGTTTGTTCTTTTGGTCATTGGGACTCCTACTATGAAGACTTCTTAAAAGGCTTTTAAGATAAGAGATAGATATCCAGAAAGATATCTGTTTAAATAGCCTTTTTAGAAGAGTCTTTTAAGTTATCTTCTAAGTGTTTTATTAACTTACACCTTGTCAAGAGGCTTGTCAAGTAAAATTTTGATATTGTAATTTTTCTTGACTTGTTGTATGGATTGCTGTACCATCTTACTAAAGCTGTAGGTCTGCCTTTCTACAAAGGAGACTTAATGAGAAAAACTACCAAAAAGAAGAAAGGTAATAATACCAATCACTGTAAGGAATCAAAACGTGTGGAAGCAATCCACTATTCGTCCTCTGAAATTGGTTTGTACCTGTACTTCCAGAATTATAGAAGACAAGAGGATTTATTATGTGTAGCTCCCAATTAGAAATCACAGATATTATAGATTTGTATCAAACTGCAAAGAGTCATGGATATTTCACTTCAGTAGGAAAGAATAAACACTATGATGCTTTGACAGCAATTTACTTCAGGGCTGTAGCTCAATCTAGTGAACAAGTTTTAATGGTTTCTTCCAGTGAATTTGCTTCATTTCTCTATTGCAGCAAAATTATTAATCGTAGGAGAACTAACAAATGTTAAATGTAAGTTTTAATTATAATGGTGATGGGTCTGTATCTATCACTTCGCCATACTCCGATGACCTTCTAAAGGAATTAGTTAATCAGTGTGCAAGAGGTATGCACTACGTTCCTAATTCTTTTAAACAGAAGACTATTGCAAACAACCTCATGCGTGTGACAGTTCAGTGTATGAACCCTGCTTACAACATTGATGGTGAAAACCCATATTCACTTATGGCTCTTGGTGGAAAGAGTGAATTTAAACTCGTCTGCCACGATTCTGAAACTTTCTTCAAGGTATTCTCAAACCTTATTCACAACGAAAAGTATATCTATGTGGAAGGTTCAACAAACTTCTCTCCAGCCAACTATACGTGTGTTGTAATTGATAACATGAGAGAGGAAGAGTCAACAGCCACTGAGATTTCTTTCGATGTGAACACTTCTCCAGAGTCAACTCCTAGTAATGACTTTGATATGAGTTATGCACTCTCTCTGAGTAAGAAATCTGATTTCATTGAGTATGTCAATGGATTTGGATTTAAGTTAGATGAGGCTATGAATCTCAAAAAACTTAAAAACATGCTTAAGACTATGGCTTAAGTGATTTGGGGCGAAAGCCCCTTTTCTTTGTTAAGGAAAGATAATGAAAGCAAAGAGTGGAAAGGACTTTTACTGCTTCCTACAATCTTATGTTCAAAGTGTTCAAAAAGGTGAAAGGTATAATCTTGATGATGTACTTCCAACACCCTTAACATGGCGTGATAGCCAATGGCCTGAAGAAGATATCAACCCCACTCTAAACACCTTTAATTATACCCCTGTAATTGACTTACCAGATTCTGAAGAATTACTTTACCCAATGTTTCACATTGTTGGTCTTGGGACTTTCTTAATGGATATTCAATACGTCATGGGGAAAGGTTATAAGATTGGTGGTATTGTGGTTGGTGATGTTTCCCCTCACCACAGAGGTTATTTTAGATTAAATGCTAGATTAGAGGCTAATAAATGATTAAAGCAAAAACATATCCAGACTTTAAAGAATTCGTGAAAGGTTTTATTGCGAATGTTAAAGCTGGTAAAAGATATGACTTCAGAACTTACCAAGCTGCTGTATTGCCACTCACATACAGTTCACCTTGGCCTGAAGCTGATATTGCTGAAGTGACAAACTTCACATACGTTCCAGACTATGACGTTCCATTTAATGAAGAGTTGCTATATGCAATTGGCTCACAGATGAGGACTGCTGACTTCTTCATGGATTTGCAATATGCAATTATCAATGGTAAAGATGTTGACACCATTTACTATGAATGGCTTGCAAGAGTTAAACCTTTCTCGATGCTGAATGCTAAGTTGAAAGATGCTGTAGTTCCTCCAACAATTACTACACAACCAACTGACCAGACGGTTAATGAAGGTGATACTCTGACTCTACAGGTTGTTGCCTCAAATGCTACTGGCTATCAGTGGAAGAAAGACAATGTGAACATCCCTTCTGCTACATCTGCAACGTATACTAAAGAAAATGCAACAACTGCTGATGATGCAGGAGCTTACACATGTGTTGTAACTGGTGCTGGTGGAAGTGTTACTTCAAATACCGCAACAGTTGTCGTTAATGCAGTTGGAGGTGAATAATGAGGCTCTCACAGAAAGGTCTTGATGCTATCAAGTTCTTTGAAGGGCTTGAGCTAGAAGCATATCCAGACTCTGCTGGAATTCCTACAATTGGATACGGTACAATCCGTATCCACGGAAAACCAGTAACTATGGGTATGAAGATTACTGCTGAACAAGCTGAACAGTATCTTCTGGCAGATGTTGAAAACTACATTGGTGCTGTAGCAAGAGCGATTAAAGTTCCTACTACACAGAATGAGTTTGATGCTCTTGTCATTGAGACTTATAACATTGGTATTGCAGCTATGCAAGCCTCGACATTTATCAAGCGTCATAATGCTGGAGATAAAGTTGGATGCGCAGAAGCTATGCAATGGTGGAACAAGATTACAGTCAAAGGTAAGAAAGTACCTTCTAAGGGTCTGAAAAACAGACGTAGAATGGAAGCAAAAATTTATCTTGACGCTGTATACCCAAAGTAATATATTCAGAGGCTCCTTCGGGAGCCTTTTTTATTTCTATGGAGAAAAGTTATGAAGATTTGGGCTAGTGATGTTGGGACTTTCAAGTACACGAGAAGTGGTATGAAGGTACGTATCTATGGAAGCAAGCTAATCACTTATGGTGAGGAGGTTGTTACCAAGTTTATCATTGAGGTTATCAATCGTTCACCTATCACGATGGCTAACAAGGGTTTCTTTACAAATGAACTCTATGAAGTCAACGATGACGGTATGTTTTGCTCACTTGGAGAAAGTTCTTTAGATATTATTTCAGAGCAACCCTTGACAAGAGAGCAGTTAGCAGGTTACTATAAAGCTCTACTTGAGAGACAGAAAGCAATGCACAACCGTGAGGCAACTTATCACAACAACCAGTGCATCAAACTTCTGGATAAAATTGAGAAAGCTGAGAGAGGTTATTATGAATAAAGAGATTCATGTAAAAGTTGATACATATGCTCATGACAACGCAGGTCTTGCTGAGGCAACAATTTTCCAATGCAATGGTAATCTAAGTCTTCGTTTCACAGGCTCAGGTTCAACTCTACGTAGATTCCGTGACGATGAAGATGGCTGTCCAGTATTTGGTTGGTATGCTACAGGATTCCCACTGTATGCCATTCATTACCCAGATGGTCAGGAAGATTGGACTACACAAGCAATCTTTGATGAGCTTAACGGAGTACCACTTGAAGAAGAAAAAGTTGAAGAATCTCTTGTTACCTTCACTTTTATCACTGAAGAAAAGGTCGGTGACATTTCTGTAACAGAAGCTATTCAGGTATCTCAGGTAATCCGCTAATGAGTAAGATACAGGTTGTATTCCCGATTTGTGACTTTCGTCTTGAACGTGAATTTGACCTGTTCGAAGAAATTACTGATGAGGTGATTTGGGAAGTTGTTTCAGAGGCTATCAAGAAACTTTATGGTGGCCTCTTGAATCCCCAAAATAAGAAAGTCTCAACAGAGCAGGTTGCAGACCCGTATAACACATACGATGCAGCAAACGTCAAGTTTGAAAACACCTGCTTTAACCTTTTAGTTGGTGGCAACAAGGTTAACTACTTCTTCGTCAGGGAATACCGCGATGATTAAGTTGCATGTGGTCGTTTACAAGAGTTTTGCAGATATCCCAGAAGCTTTGACTTCACAAATTGACAACTATCTGTCAAAACTCTTCATTATGTGTGAACTAGGTGATTATGAGAGACCTAAGAAACTAAGTTTCAAAGATGGTACAATCATCTATAAATCCAGAGATAAAGTTGTTGTGTTTGTAAAACATGACTTACCAGCTAAACAGGTTGGTATGCTTGAATATTACATCTATCAAGCCACAGGTATGAGAGGTGAACATATTAAGATAGATTCTCTGGAGGTCTTCGAAAAGCCTAACACCCCACTTAAGAAATATCTTGTAAGGAAATTGTAACATGTCAGAAATAGAAAATAAAAATGCCCCTGATGAGTACATTCAACAGCCTCAAGTTCAGCTTGTAAGTTTCTACGGAAACATTGAAGGTCTGATTGCAGCTTTTCAGCCAACTATAACGTCACCTGCAAAGGTTGTTAAACAAACCTTTAACGTAAACAACGTGTCTGTTTGCCTTATTGATGAGGTGCAGTACTTCAAGTTTACTGATAAAGAGGTTGATGAGGCTCTATTGAAGTATCGTATCGACCTTGAAAAAGACATTGACCACAAAGATGTTGTGACACTGTTTGCAGACCTGCACAAAACATTGAGTAAGGTTACAAAACGTACTTACTACATGAATAGTGGTGCAGTTGTTACAACTTACATCTCACCGATGACTGAAGAACCTATTTTGACAGACGATAAACAGTTCTATGTCATGTCTGCTTCAAGTCCTGATTGGTGGATGAAGAACAATGCTTTGAAGGTTGTTATCGAAGGAATTCGAGAGTACATCCCAGACTTCAGCCCTTGGAAAGGTGCTAAAGATACCTTTATTGGTATTCTTGATAATGTCAGGGATAAAAGAAGTGCATTACTGCCTAAAAAACACACTTGACAGTGATACATAAAAACGTATAACATGGGAACTATCGAAAGGTAGTTCCCTTTTTCATATGCGAGGAAAGAAAATGAACACTAAACCAAAAGCTGGTGACAAGATTACTATTCAGGTTTCTTTAGGAAACCGTTACAATGGTCAAGATTCTACTCAGGCTGAGATTACGCACGTAGCAGAATCTGGGCGTATCTTTTTCAGACCACTTAAGAAACTGATGTTTAAAGATTATCGACATAACCCACAAGGTACTCTCGGAGTGTTACACGCAGGTATCATCTACTCTACTGATGAGTACTCAAGTGGTCAGTTCACAGGGCAGTTTAAAGACATTCTGTTCATTCGTCACGAAGAATCTCAGACAACTCCAAAGATTCGTTCTGTAGACGTGACTATTGAGCCTACTCATAAGATTCTTCAGATTGAAGATTTACCAAAGCATGAAAACCGTTACACCACAGAACTGAATGTAAAAGGTGGAGATTCAAGAGTTGTTGACCATGTTGGAGAGTTCTTCAAAGCATTTACTTCCAACAATCCACACCATCATTGGTTACCACCACATAAAAAGTTTTCTTCCCTCTTGACAGGGGCATGTGAAGACGCTAAGAAGAAAGCTGAAGAGTTTAAAGAGGCTGCCTTTATCGCTGACAGAGTAGTAAACCACGGAAATATTGAATACACCGTGAGAATGATGCTGAAAGCTGGTTTGACACCTCATCAAATTGCTGAAGAAATTCAAAGACAGTTTTACAACGCAATGGTGAACGAATGAAAAAGTTTACAACTTTAGGTGAGTACTGGATGATTGCAGCAGCAGAGTCATACAGGAGAGCCAAGAAAATCAAACAGTGCTACGGTAAAGCAGCAAGAGGGGATATTCTCTATTGCACAGCAGATGAAGGCATTCCAAATGTAACCCCAAGGGGAAAAACTTTTAAGAAAATGATTGACATTGAGTGGAATGCACGTTTAGAGAGGATTAAACAATGATTATGTTAGAAGAAAGAGACCAGATTTCCCATACAAAATCTAAGCACCATGTTTCTATCAAGATTGTTAAAGCAAACGGTGAAACGGGTGTAATTTCCCACTTTGGAGGGGATGATTGGTTTGGCACAGGTTGTTTTGAAGGTTATAGCCGAGAATACTTGAAAGCTTTCTACAGGGACTTTTCAAATGACTACAACGGACTGATTGATGCAAAGAACAAGCAGACTTTATCAGAACAGCACGTAAGAGCCTATGCAGGAATGATTGTATTCTTGGCAATGTTCTTTATCATGGTCTGTGCAGTGGCTATAACAGCTTTTTACGGTCAAGAAATGACTATTAAGCAGTCAATAAACAAAATCGAAGAAATTTGGTTCTTGTATGTGCTTCCTGTAGGTGGTATGATTGCAGCCTACTTAAGAATGAGGTTCCACAGGAAGAAAGCCTTGGAACATGAACAGAAATTTGAAGAAGTGAGTAAAGAATGCAACCTAAAATTCTAGTTATCTGTATTCGTTATGCAATTGCAGAGATGATTAATAAACACATTTTGGAAGATGCTTATAAGGAGTAATGAATGATTAAGACACCTATCCAGCCATTCGGCTTTAGCTCTCTTAATGAACTGAAAGAGCACCTTGACAAGAGCTACTACAATGAGCAACCTGTTACGGTGATTAAATCAGACTTGGCAAAACTTCTGGACATTGCTATTCAGGCAACTCAAAATGAACCAGAAGCTAAGGTTGAAGAGAAGCCTAAGAAAGTTGATAAGAAAACTAAAAAGTCTGATGAGAAGAAGACTGAAGAGTGATTTAAAGGGGTGTAACAGCCCCTCTTTAGAGGTAGCGAAAATGAGTTCCTTGCTAAGTCAGTCTTGGAAGGTTTCTGTTCAGGTGGTGGAGCAATATTTAACGGGAATCGTTATCACATTCAATGCTTCCCTGTAAAGGGTCACTCTATCATGTTACAAGAGAGAGAAGCTCATAATGGAAACACTCATTTTTATCACACAACTATTCCAGCTATTCAGGCTATCATAGATAACCTTTGCTAAGAACTTTACAGCCCCTTAATATGGATTCGATAGAATCTATCTCATAGGGGCTTTTTATTGAGTAAAATTTACGAAATTTATAATTTTATAAAATTTGGATTCACTACGTTCATCTTGGGTCACCATGATATGTGATAAAATATCTAGCCCTTCTAAACAACCTATCTAAGCATACTCTCTATATAGTATTATATAGTATCTATATAGCCTCTTAGTCTCTTTCTAGTGATTCGATATAGTGAACTGTATAGCCCCTTCTAAATAGCCCTCTAACAAGCTCTCTAACAAGCCTTCTTAACCACCTATACAACCCCCTTCCTAACATCTTAACAACCCCTTAGAAGCTCCTATACCCATCTTAATCTCTATGTTAACTATGTGACTCTCTATAGATGGTTCACTAGGGTTTACTAAGCCTCTATATAGACTGTTATATAGCACTAAACAGGTATTCCCTTCTAAGGCTTATCCTACAAGGTCTAACACGGTACTAACAAGGTATCTTATAAGCCTGTTATTACCTGTTTTATACTAGATAGTGTATAGATAGTTATTCAGTTCTATAAAATTTTTATAAAATAGACTGTCAAGTGTTTTATTTAGGTTCTTTGAAGGAACTGAAAAATATCTGTCTAGGGTGTATATCTGCTTGGTAGCCCTTAACATCCCTGTAACATACCCTTTGCAAAATCTTAAAATATCATTAACAATTTCTTAACAGTTACTACATCCTCTTAACATCTCTTCAGAGTTCTTAATAGACCCTTAACAGAGCTAACAAGATTGTAACAAGTGCTTAACAGTTGTTGCATAGTCTTTACAGAGTCTTAACAGATTGCTAACAAGAGTTGAGTAGTTAAATGTTAAGAGTTATTTTGTTAAGATTATTAACAAGTTCCTAACAAGTGTTTAACCTTTTTAACAAGCTGTTAACATGTCACTATCTCTTGGTCTATAGTTCCCTATCTTTCTCAGTGATTCTCTTAAAAGCCCTCTTAAAAGCCCTGTATAGCTCTATACAGCCATTTCTAAGGTTCTCCATAGTAACTATAGCCCAACTGACTGTATAGCTCTTTATAGCCCTTTACAGGGGCTTATATAGGGACTCCAAAGAATCTAACAAGGTTGTAACATAGTCTTAACAGAGATTTAACAAGGTGCTAACAAGTCTCTAATAAGCATAACTATGTAGGGATTGTTAAGAAATTGTTAAAGAAATGTTAAGGGGGCTAGCATTTACGATACTTTTACGTAACTTTATAGCTACTTTTAAGCCCCTATAACATACTTTTAAGCTAATAACAAGCCCCCTGTTTAACTATTCACAAGATACTAACGAGATGATAAAGCTTACACCCCTTATAAGATTCTTTTAAGGGTCTATGAAGCTCTATAGAGGGCTTTTAAGAGTGGGTTAATATGATTGGTTAAGTTGAGTTGATAAGCCGTTATAGAGCGTTATAGAGCGTTTAAGGGATTGCCCTTCCCTTTCGGGTTATGGGCTTATATTTAAGTTGATTTGATAAGAGGTTATAGAGTAAGCTATAGAGTTATTGCTTTTTAAGGTCTTGTAAGATTCTGGAAAGGACAGGGGAAGGGTTTATATAAGCATTTGAGAGGGGCTATTACATAGACGTAAAAAAAGCCCCTATGAGAGAGACAAAAGGGGCTGTAAAGGTGTTTGGGGGCTTAAGGTGTCAGCTTTTAATCCCCCTATAAAGTACTTTTAAGCGGCCTTGTATTCGATTTCTATACACTCACCTTTCACCAGCTCAAAAGTCCACAATAAATTTTTGTATTCAATAATCACTACAGTTATAAAGTCAGTCCGTTTTTCATTAGTTTTGAAATTTATTGTGTGAGTATACTCATAATCAATTATCTCTCTTATTTCCCCGTAACGTCTGCAATCCTTATAAACATCATTCATTAAACCACTGTTTACCATGCTTTTGAGTTGTGTTTTAGTATACATTTTTTAGAATCTCCTAGTTTAAGGACTTTACTTAGTGGGGAAGGTCATCCCCTCCCCGTTGCTTAGTAATTTACTTGTTTTGAAATCTGATTGCAAGTACTTTTTCGCTTATCTATAAAGAATCTTTTAAGTGAATCCCTTTAGATAAACCCCCTCGAACAAATGTACTATTGTCAAGGGGCAATGTCAACAGTTTTTTCAAAGAATTTTGTAAGTTGTTGATTAGTTTATAAAGATTTTTTCAGGCTTGACGTAGGTTAATGCTTGTTTTTTAAGCAAATCAGACCAAATCAAAGCGGCAATGTGACTATAGCCCTTTTCTCTTAGTTCCCGCATAGCTTCTTTGCGAGTCTCAAAACGTGTAGCATAGTATTCAGTGTTAAGGGTAGTTTTGTTGCCGTCATTGTCAACATGTACAACCTGCATTACTTGGAAAGGGCTTACATCTTCCCCCCTGTTCCATTGCTCAAAGTATTTGAGGCATTGCATAGGCGACATTTTATCGCTTACTTGTGTGGACCAAGAAGAGTTTTCTTTATCAGTGATAATTGTTACGTATGCCATTTTTAGATTCTCCAGTTTAGGAAGTGGGCTTGATTGATACTATATCTTTACTTAAAACGGTTTGCAATAGCTTTTTTCTTTGAGTGTAATTTTTCGGCTTTTTTCATGGTTTTAACAAGTAACATCATGATAAACGAGAAAATCATCTCTGAGAATACCGGATTATTAAAAACCATTTCAACTATATTTGACATTGTGAAAACTCCAGTTTAGGAAAGCTCTTTATCTGGGGCTTATGGTATCAAGCTTTTAAGCCCCATGTAAAGTACTTTATTTGTAAATCTCTAAAAATTCATCTTCATTAACGTTTTCGTAGTATTCTGTGCTTTCGTCTTCACCTTGTGAGACATAACAGTCCATTATAGACGATTTCGGGTAGTCCTGTCTAGCAATATTGCAAGCCTCTACTGCATTTTGTTTAGTGCCTTCGAAAGATTCCATAATGCCATAATGACAATTATTTGCACCAGAGCAAACGGCAAGCATGAGATAGATTGTTGTTAACATGATTTAATCCCCTTGTAAGCCCCTATGCGGGGCTTTTGAATGTCGTTAGTGTGATTGTATGGTTTACGCTAAAACGTCGCTTAAAACGCTTTCTGTTAAGCTTTCTTGCATTGCGTCCAGCATATTGCAATAGATGATTGAGCTATCATCGGCATTTTGGATGAATGTTGCAACCTCTTCAAGCTTTTCATCAATATATCCCAAATTACGATTTTGTAAGTTAGGAACAAAAAACGGTGAATACATTGCATTGAATTCAGTTGTATAAACCTTTTTAACCCAATCTTTATCAAAGTGCTCTGTAAAGCTTGCGATGTCACTCATATTCTCACAAGACCAATCATCTTGTAACTCATCTTCTGGAATTTCAAGTTCTAAGATAACAATATTTTGAGTTTTCATTTGGATAGCTGCTGTGATTGTAGCACTATCAAGAGCATTGCGCAACCCTTCATTTGTGATTTGTTCTTCGTCCATCTCTTCTACGTCGCAGAACTTACTGACAGGGTATACGTAAAAATAACCATCCATATCAGAGCAATTCCAAGCACCTGTAGGTTTTTCGCCGCCATTGATGAGGTTTAAAAAGTTTTCTTGAGTAGTACCGTGAAAGCATTTCATTTTAGAATCTCCAGTTTAGGATTGATTTGGTAAAGCTCTTTATCTGGGGCTTAAGGTATCAACTTTTAAGCCCCCTGTAAAGTACTTTATCGGTTATTTTTGATAACTTTTAAAACTGCAAGGTATCCTAAGCGATAAGAGTCGCCGAATAGAGTCACACCCATGAAAGAATCTTCTTTGATATCTTTTGCGGTGACAGTTTTTTCTACGCCGTGAAAAAGAACTGTATCCCCAACTTTAATGTCTTTGATGTGTGTTTTTTCGATGGTTAAGCCGTTAATAATAGCCATTTTTTAGAATCTCCTAGTTTAAGGACTTCACTTACTGGGGAGGTTATTGCATACCCGTCTGATTAGTACTTTAATCTATCTAAAAATTAGTGTCAAACGTTTTTTAAAGTTCTGCGTAAATTGTGTCGCAGATATCTTCAAAGTCTTGTTTTGACAGGTTACGTTGTAACCATGTAGCAAAGAAATCAGCAATTGCAAAATTAGCATCGAACTCAATAGCTAGCCACACTTTAACAGCAAATCGAAACATTTTCAAATCAAGTTCTTTATTCATTACTTTTGATTTGGCTAACATATCAGCCATTTCATATTGTGCGCCGTCAAGTGTAGCACCATTTGCAACGTTTGCAAGTGAATTTTTGATGTTTTCTACGTCTAAAATTACACCTTGAATTTTACCGATAATGTTATGCAATGTCTCATCGGGTGCTGTGGATGTGATAGAATTAATACGATTTACAGTCAATCGTGCTTTCAGAATAGCGATATCACGATTAGCAGTCATTTTAGAATCTCCAGTTTAGGTTATTGGGTAAATCTCTTTATCTGGGGCTATCTTATCAGCCTGATAACCCCATGTAAAGCAATTTATTAGATTAAATACAACTTCTTACCGTTAACAATAATGTAACTTACACCACTATTGCTATAAACATCTTGATAAATTCTACGTAACTTGCCTAAATAGCGCACTTTCCACGATGTAGGGATTTTCTTCCCATATCCGGTGGCAGTTTTTTGTAATCCTGCTACTTGCCAACCTAACAAGTGCTGTTCTGCTTGCAAGTCTTCAAAGTTTAATACACCCTCTACATAGTGCTTTAAAGTTACATTTAAAGTTCGGCTATTGTTGGTAGTATACATTTTAGATTCTCCAGTTTAGGAAGTGGGCTTGTTTGCCCGTCTGATTAGTAATTTACTTGTTTTTGCTATCAGTTGCAAGCCCTTTTTAGTAATTTATTTTCGTTTGCTTATTTCGTGAACAATAACAGCATGATAATCTTTCAAGTCACTGATATTTAAAGCATTTAATAAAGCGTTATAATCATCAATCAATTGAAAATCACCGCTTAGAATGTCGCTAACCTGATACGTATCAGCCTTGAATCTGAAGCCCATCTCTAAGCGCTTCAGTTGTTCCACGTTTAAACGCTCTAGAAAGGACGTCACAAGTTTATTATTGATTTGTCTTGTGATTGCATCACTTGCCGCATGATGTGCTTTACATGATTTATACAGTGCTAAAATAGCAATGAGTAAGGCAACTCCAGAAATTAGCATGATGATTTTCCTTTGTGAAATAGTCTGCCAGTGTGGCTAATCTCAAAAGAATCTATCATATCCCTTGTAGACTTAACAGAATTTTTATTTGCATTATCATAGATATCCACCTGAAGCAACGGCTTTTTGTATTCTTTACAAAAATTCCAAATACAAATAACAACTTCTTTACCATTTATTTTCCCATGATACCACTCCGTTACTTCATGAGTGCGGCGCATAGATTCTACAAATTTGATATCTTGTAAAAGCTTGCTCAATTTGGAACGTACATTTGCAGCGATAAACATTTTAGAATCTCCAGTTTAGGTTATTGGGTAAAGCTCTTTATCTGGGGCTATCTTATCAGCCTGATAACCCCATGTAAAGTACTTTTAAATGTTAAAGATATTCATCACACTGTCTTTTAAATCTTCCAAACGCTCTAAAACTTCCTCTTCAGCACCTGAATTACTGACTTCCTCTTTTAAGCGTGAATCTAAATCTTCCCCGTCAAGATAGCACCAATCGAAACCATACGCAAGGGAAAAACTATTTAAAACCGTGTTGCCTTCAGCGTCAACTACTGAGGCATACAAGATGTAGTTATTAGCCTGTAAATCCCTTTCTAGCTCATCCTGTAAGCTCTTGTAAGCTTCCAATGACGGGTTATCCCTTCCCTGTTTTGCGTAGTCACTGGTAAGTTGTGAAAGCGGGTAATGTGTGGGAATTGCATATTTGTAGCTGTTACGTTCTGCATTCTTAACTTTGATTGTAACCCCGCCTTTATGCTCATCAGTAAATTGCCAGTTATCCACACAATGGGAAGGCTCACAAATATTCATTGCCTCATAGATAATGGTGAATTTTTCTTTTTGAACTTCAAAGGTACTTTCAACAAATTTCATTTTTAGATTCTCCAGTTTAGGATTGTTTAGTGGTAAAGCTCTTTATCTGGGGCTTATACTAGCAATTTATAAACCCCATGTAAAGTACTTTTTAGATTAAATTGTCAGTTAATGCCAAGTGCATTTTATAACCTTGTTTTGTAAATACATTTGTTTTACCGATAGTCTGTACACCTTTAAACAGGTTTTTAGAGCTATGTTTCAAGGTTAATTCCTTGTCTGTCTTTACGCCCCATCTTACAGCAGAACTTTTTCCGTTGTCAACTACTTTACCATTTAATTTTTTAGCAGTTGCGCGAGCGTCATCACGGGATTTTGCAGTAATTACGATGTTTTTAATGGTAGCCATTTTTAAAACTCCAGTTTAGGTTAGTGATAAAGTTCTTTATCTGGGGCTTATCCTATCGAACTATAAACCCCATGTAAAGTACTTTATTAGTTAATTTCAAAGATTGTTACATAGCCATCACTGCCAATCATTTGAGATACGCCAGCTTTTTCGACATTGTAACCCATGTTATCAAGATGATAGATTGCATCTTCATAACCATAAGCACTACCCTGATAGCGGCGTTTATCGCAACGGATGAGAGTTTTTCCACGTCCAGCAAGTGCATTTATGACGGCTTTTTCTCCTGATAGTGTACCATCTAACATTGTAGCGGTATAATGGTTTATCTTGTTTCCATTCACATCATACTTAAAATTGTAAGCGTGAACAACAATTATTTTTCCTTTGAATTGTTCGCCCATAGATTTTTCCAGAGCATTACGAAAGTTTTCTTTCTTGATGAATTTAGGCATGTAGTATTTTTTCATTTTTAGATTCTCCAGTTTAGGATTGTTGGGGCTTGCTTGCCCCGTTGATGCAAATACTACAAAACTGGATTCATAGAGTCAAGAAAATTTTTAAAAATATTTTTGGAAAGTTGTGAATGAAACGCGTGTACGCAACTAACAGAAAACAGAAAACTAGTCAAGAATTATTTTTCAGTTCTCTACAAATTTTTCTCTTGACTTTTGGGAGGAAGGGGAGTAAGAGGGGATGG